GCGAATCCAAGAAGTATGTTCCCAACGAGGTGCTTTTCTTTTTCTGTAAGTTTTTCATTCCAATCTTTTATATCGCTCTGCATTGAGATTTCAGTGTGTAACCAAAATGCTTGAGCTTGTTTTAACCAACCTTCTGTATAGTACTCAGGATATTCAAATGGTTTGTACGCTATGCGCTCATCAAATAATCCCATTATTTAAAAATCTCTAAGGCTATGTCTACGAAAGGTATGTATAGCACATGAGTGACTTGAGTGTCTTCGTCGTAAGTTCTAGCTCCTATTAAAATACCTGGGTAAGTTCCTAGACTTAAACTCCAGTTTCTTTTTTCTTTCATATTTTATATTCTTTGCATTGTTTAATTAAATCATTATACCTTATTCTTCCAAACTGTTCCCATTTCCATTTCCACCATTTATCAAACTGCCTTTCTCCGTATTTTTGTCTAGCTATTCTTTTAGCTTGGCTAGGATCAATCTTACTGTCTCGTCGCATTCTTTATGATTTTGAGGTTTATACAACGTAAGTGGTCCTAACCTTCTTTCGGTTATAAGCTTTTTAAATAGCTTCCATCTAAGTGGAAACGATTCGTTAGCTCTACCTTTAGTTTCGATTATAAAACCCTTACCTACAAAGTCTGGTGTATATTTTATATTAAGTATTTTTTTATTGCCTCTGTTTTTGTATTCTCCTTTACCGTTACCACATCTTTCGTATGATTCAAAAGGAAATTCAAAAGCTTCTGACAATTCAAAAGTTTGACCTTCATATAAAGACGTTATTTTAGCTTTTCTCAAAGCCATATACATATAACGCTCAAGCCCAGAGGCGAAGTTGATACCATCATATGATATCTTCTTCGACTGTACAGGACCTTTTTTTCTTTTAAATGTTTTTTTCATAAGCTTCTGCTCTATTAAACATAACCTCTTCAACCTCGTCGGTTAAACAGCGTCTTGCTGCTTCTATGTATAACAAAGCATCCATTAGTTCTTCTTGTACATCAACTAAGAAACGATCAAGATCTTTTTCTTCACCTTCAATCTCTTCCATCATAGTTGCTCCGTACTTTTTCTGACCTATTAAGCTACGTTCGTCCATCTTTCTTAAGACTTGTTGAACTATTTTATCTTCTGTTTTTATTTTCATTATTTATCTTTTACAAATGTTCCATTAACCATTTTACCTGTTCTCTGACTTATCTCACCGTAAGCATTGTCAATACATTGTTCTATGTCCATACCTGTCTGATGAGCTAGATTAGTAAGCACTACAACCATATCGCCAATAGCATCCCATATTTCGTGGTCATCTTCTTTTAATAGAGCCTCAGCTAGTTCACCAGCCTCCTCCATAAGCTTAACGTATTGTGTATGAGTATTACCTTTGTCGTATATACCTCTAGTAGCCGCCCAGTCTCTTATAAGATCAAATCTCTCACAATCTAAATTATATTTGACACATTTGTCAGGACTATCTTTAGGATTAAAAAATGCTTCATAAAAAGCTTTGTTATAAATGTAAGATCTACCTTCATTAAACATAGATGTTTTTACATTTGCCATTATCCAAGGTATATAGTCGTTTGATATCTCAAATTTACCATGAGTTGTTTCCCATGTCATACCTACGTTGTCCATTAGCCGGCCTTTTAATTTATTTACTGGGCAGTCAAATGTTGATGTTTGCTCTGTTGCATTTATTTTCATTTTATTAAATTTTAGATTTTTATATTTTTTTAAATCAACCTTATAGCCATAAGACTTTTGAAGTTCTATTTCACGGTCTGATATATAATCTATATCGTCTGACTGTTCAAGAACCTCATACTCTCCCTCCTTATAACCTTGTATAAGGGTAACTCTGTTATTAAGATTACGTGTTACTCCGATTTTTTTACCTGGTATGTGGTATAAATAGTACATATTTTAAAGTTTATCGTTATACAAATGCATGTTGTGTGCGTGATGGTAATACCAACCGACGTCAATAGACAGTCTGTCTGCAATCATTTTTTGTAATGATGAAAATTGATACTGATCATTACAGAAACCGTACCAGATGTCATTAGAACGCATATAGACAGACATACAAAGCTTATTGTTTAGAATTGTAAACTGAACCGCGTAAGTACAAGGAGTATCCTTAGCGTACTTATCAAATTCTTTAGCATCGTATATACTTATAGCTGCGTGTCTAGTATTTGGGTTATCTTTTAGTTTGCCTATCACGTAATCAATTTGATTATTACGCTGCCATTGATATCCGTAGTTACTATTTACGTCTCCATTACTATCGGCCATCTTTTCCCATATTGGCGGTATCTTACCATATAGTTCTCCTAGCTTTTTTATGTTACGATCACCTGATAAATACCACTGCCATTCAGCTTCAGCATATTCATGACTCCATTTTCTATATTTGTTTTTAATATGATTGTCTAGCGGATCTTCAATTGTAAAGCCTACATTAAACAGAGCTTTAGTGTTATCAAAATCCACACCTTCAACTCTTAGTTCGTGCAATATACAATTAAACGCTTCGTTTGCTGTTATAAATTTACTTCTCATATTTCTTGTAATAGTATTTATAAAACTTCCAGATCTCTTGCCATATTTGGTCTTTAACATATACGTAGGGAGATCTATTTTTTTTATTGTTTATTTCTATATCTATATACCACTCATAAGTACTTTTTGCCATTGGTGATATTTTAATATTGTTTGCTATACACCATTGCATCGCGTCAAAGTCCTTCTGTGTAGGCATATATTTACCCATGTTTATCTTACTTTTTGAAGCCATCTATTCCCAAGGCATTGCCTCGTTGTTTATAGCTATAGGCTCGTGAGGTATAAAACAACCTGACTTTGGTTCCCATTTAAAATGAGCTTCAGCGCCATTCTCACCAAGATTTTGGAACTTAACTTTTAAGACTTTAGCCTTAACTGTTTTAGCTTCATAATCTCTATGAACTAGTATACCGTGATAACTAGCATCATACCATTCACCACCACCTTTAATATTATACATAGTTGGTTCTTCCATTTTACCATCTTTGTCTTTATACATTTTAGTTGGGTGAGCAACCACAAATACTAACACATCAAACTTTTTAGCAAAGACTTCAATCTTTGTTAGATACTCCATTGTATACCTGTTAACGTCTTCGGTCTTACAGTCTACGTCTCTAACCTTGTTAAAAGGATCTATGACTAGACATTTAATACCTTTACGTTTAACTAGCTCAGCACCTTTTCTAAGTACTGACTCAAGAGTATAACGCTCCATATCAATATGAAAATAGTTACTATTACAATGATCTGCTACTTGATTCCATTTGTCTCCGTGTATATCCTCAGCTCTTGGCATACCTTCCCAGGTTTTACGCATTAATTTATGAGCGTGAAGATAAGTTGGTTGATTTTCTGGCGAAGCAAACGCTGTTTTCCATCCGTAGTTACGATTATATCCGACAACCATTTGATCGACGAAATCGCTTTTACCGGAACTAGGAATACCAGTAACAGTAATGAATTGACCAGTGTATGTTGAAAAGATTTCATCAAAATTAGACAACCCAACTTGAAATCCTTTTTTAAAGCCATTGCGAACAAAGTCCGTGACTTCATCTTCAATATCCCTGAACGTTGTAACATTCTCAAGCGGTACTGGTCTTGCTCCTGAAATACGCTCTGATAATTTTTCTTTTCCATACTTTTGTAAATATTCATTAGCATCTTTACAATCATCAAACGACGCTAGGTAACAAACTTCAGCTCCAAGCCTACGGACTAATTCTGATTGTAATGCTTGACCTGCTTCATCTGAATCAACTGCTAATATTACTTTTTCTTTATCTTCAAAATAATCTATACAATTATCAAGATAATCAAGGTTGTTAGAATTTAATGTAGCTCCATTAGGAACTGATACAACATTTGGTATACCAGCTTCGTGTAAAGCTAACACATCCATTTCACCTTCTGTTATGACACAATACTCATAACCAACTATACTGTTTATATTATAGAATACTTTTTCAGCACCCTTATATAATTTAAAGTTTTTTCGTCCATCACGATACTTAATATTAATAAGTTGATCGCCCATGAAGTAATTAAACTTTATAACGTTCTCGGTTTTACCGGTCTGAGGCATCCACTCAGGACCCTCACCAACCTCTAGGTCAGTAAGAGTCTGAGTTCCTATACCTCTTGTTTTAAACCATTCAATTACTTTATCGCTAACAAATTCAGGATATTCAGTATCGCTTGGTGGACCAACTGGTCTTACATATACTTTTTCACTAGCTCCTTTACGTTGATACGTATGTAATTGAAATGATGTATTACAATTGTGACAAGTACCAAGACCACGTTCCCAATCATACGAAGCACACTTTGCTTTAGTATTCTTAGGTTTTCTATCAGAAGAGCACAGGGGACAAATCCCCTGTTTCTTACCTTCTTCAAGCTTATGTTGATTGAATTCATCAATCAAAAATCCATTGATCTCTGTTGTCTGCATTTAATTTAATTTAAAATGGTAAATCATAGTCTACCGGTTGTACAGCCGGCGCTGTTTGTTGAGGTTGATCTTCTCTTGGTGCTGTAGCAACGTTATCTCCGTTGGTCCAAACCACTTTTACATTTCCTAAGTAGGTCTTTGGTACTTTAGCTTCCCTTTCCTCCTTAGATTGTTCTACAACCACTGGACCTTGATTACCGAACTGATCGACTTCATCATTTAAGGTTATTGTGATTGGTAAGTACTTACCTTTTTTACCTACATAGATCTTGTCTTTAGGTATTTCATTAAGGTTTATACTAGCTTTAATTATACTTGCCATTATACGTAATTATTTATTTGGTTAAACATTCTTTGCATTTGATCCTTAGTAGCGTTTGTGTTTCTTCTCATATTATCAACCGCTTTTACATGCGTTTGATTGTTATAAAAATTGTCTGTACTAGTTTCTAGTCCTGTTACACTACAGATTTTTGTTTGGTTTTTTCTGGTTTTTGCCATTGTTAAAGGGTTTTAGTTAAAAAATATTGTTTAGGATCAAAGTCCTCAGACTTATAAAATAATTCATAAGCCTGTACTGCTCTTTCTACTTTATCTTTGCCACGAGCATAAAACTCTGGAGAGCAATCAAAGATACCTATTTGATGAGTGTTTTTATCTATTGCAATAAATAACATATCGTACCCAAATAGTTTACTATAAATATAAGCTTGACTGTCGTAGTTGTACTTAGATGCTGAGTATTTAAACTTTGTGATGTCTGCTGTCGTCTTTAAATCGATAATCAGTTTTTCATCGTGGTTTACAATATCAGCTTTACCTTTCCACATTTGTCCTTCAAGCTCTGTAATCTCTGGCTGTTCGTATTCAACGTTGCCTGATCTTATTAAGTCTCTACATACTTCGTTGCTTAGCATCTTTTCTGTCATTAACTCTATTTGATCGACTTCGTGTTTTAATAAACACATTTCACCGCCTGAGATCTCCTTATACGCTTTAGTGTTTCTAGTTGTTGCTTCTACGATCTTAAAATTCTTAAGCTTTTCAGGTTCAAGAATTGCTGTATGAAAGTATCCACCTACTAAAAAAGCTGGCCTGTTAGCCATCTTCTGCCCTAAAGCTAAAGGGTTTGTTAATAGCGTAGAAATGTCTGAATTACTTAGATACTTTTTACCAAAGTCTCCGTAGTAGTTAGTGTCATCTTCTAGCGCTTTTAATACCTCTTGCTTTTTCATATTATAGTGTTGTTAATGCCGCTTCTATTTCTTGAGAGATAGCATACTTGGCTTTTATAGCCGCTACTTTACCACCTGCTGTTACGTATTTAACCGCTTTTTCATAAGCTGGATCTTTCGTTGAGGTTAAAGTTGGTTTTGTTGTTGTTGCTGGCGTGAATTTCTTCTTGCCATGATCATTTGTTGCATCGCTGTCAGCTGTATCGTCTATTAAAAACAAGTTACCTAATGCGTATTTTTTTGCATACGAAGACGCTGAGCCAAATTGTTGAGGTACATTCATACCTTTTTGATTTAAGTCAACGCCAACTATAGCGGTAGCATGTATAGCATTCTTGCCGTCACTAACTGTTGCAGTAGATTCCATAATAGGCATTGTTGCAAATGTTAGATTAAGTTGTTCGTTAATTGTAACTGATACTCCTAACTCTAAGAGAAAGGGTTTTGTTGCTTCTAGGATGTCTTCGGCTGATCTGAAGTTGTACTTGCCGAAGGAATTAAATCTTGATTTTTTAGATTTAAACTTTGTCTGGATTGTAGCCAGTTTTTCATTTATGGTCATAAGGTTTTATTTATTGGTCTATATATATAATCACACATAAACATTATTAATTAAATTTTATTTTTTACTTAAACTACAGATAGTCAATCACTTGCGAGCGGTCTGTATTAGATATTAAAGTTTTTATTCCGTCTCTTTTTATTTGTGAAACTCTAACTATAGCTGTATTTACTTGCATGTTTAGTTTTTTGGCTATTTGTATAGCTGAGTGCTTGTCACAGTCTAAACCATAGCTTAGTCTTACAACCTCACCTTGCTCAAAGGTTAAATGTTGTTTTATTAATCCCATCAAGTAAGCGTTCATTAAGCCTATATTATACGAGGGTGAGTTGTCTTCTATGTTATATACAAAGTTGTCTTCGTTCATAGGTTTTTCATCTATGCTAGAAAATATAGAATTAAAAAACATAGCGACCATCTTGTCATCTTCTGGGTTGTTACGTATTTCATTTAACTTGTGCTCAGGTATTCTTATATCACCACGCTTCATGTCTATAGCTCTTCTTATCTGGCCTTTGATTCTTTTAGATAGAAAAGATTTAATAGTTTTTTCTTTGTCGTCAGATTCTAGTATTGTTTCCCATATTATCTTATCAACAGCTAAGGTTAAACCTATAGATCCTTCTTGCAGAAGATCATTAATACTTAGAACACCTGAAGCTTGTTGAGATGTTGCAAACTTACGTGATAAACTTTCTACAAGAGGTAAGAACTTAATTATAAGCTCATCTCTTGTATAGTCTTCAAAAGCTTTGTCAATAGGCATAGACTTTTTTAAGTCCTCCTTATATCTTATATAGTTTTTTATATTATATTTTTTCATCTTCCATATTTAGTGTTTGTTTTTCGTCTTTTAACTGTTGTGTTAGTTTACGTTGAATTGTTCTTGTAGAGCAATCAAGTAGACCGGCTATCCTTGACCACGTTATATTCTTACCATCATGGTTTAAATCTAACATGCATTGATAAATAGCCTCTTCGTCTACCCTGCTTGATCTACCTACTAGTTTACCTACGATACTCATCTTCTCGCTAGGTGTTAACCCGCTATAGTCTTTAAATATTACTTTGCGTATCTTGTTTATTGGTGGTTCGCCACCAGTATTAAAGACATCGTCTATCATTTCTTGTAGCTTTTTGTCACTGATAAAAAAGGTAACAAAACCATTCTGTTTGTCAGCTATAAACTCGTACACGTGAGATGGTAGTAAACCGTGCTCTTGATTTAAATAATATAAAACTAAAAAATGCCACTTCAAAGATCTATATGTTGTAATCTTTGCTTTGCTACGAAACAAGTGATAACATTCGTATGTACCATTCTCATGGTAGCTGTACAAAGCGGTTTCTTCAGTTGGTTTGTCGTTTATAGGATCTTGTCGATACCTTACTCTACGATCATTTAACCATTTCATGTTTCTATTATGTGACATTAGGGTCTTACTTTAGTACTCTTAGGGGCTTTTGTCAGCCTTGGTTTAATAAAATTTTTAATTTTAGTTCTTATACCGAATAAATCGGTAAACATTAAATGCTGGTATTGTTTTCTTCTACTCATAAATTAGTTCTATTTTTACAGAGTCCCATCTTCCACCTCTTACGTCTGTGTCGACTAAGAAATCTATTCTGTTTGTCCATCGTTTATTCATTCTATCTTGTACTGTCCATACTCCATCCATTTCTCCAGCGCCTTCTACTAATACTTGTGCGCCGAATATAAAACCTATGTTTTCTAAGTCTCTGCTAACAGCTATCCATCTATGATCACCAGGACAACACTCTTCAATATGTGCGCCTGATGCTGTTATAAATGGTGTACTGTCTGTTTGACGTGGATCAGCATGGTATATAGTTGCTGTTACTAAAATGTATGTTAATATATTCATCTGGTCTAAATTTTAATTCTTCGTTTTTGTTAGCTACAGTGTGTTTCTCACGCTCGTAGTAATTCCAATAAGCTGTAACACTACAACCTGGTACCTTGTACTGCTCTGGCATACACTGTGGAGGTTCGTTAAACTCACCACCTAGTGGCATACCTACAGGACAATCTTTTAACACGTCAAAGCATTTAGTTATACTTAAATGTGTTTTGTTATAACGTTTAGTATACTCATCACCTAAAGCTAACATATGATGAAACAACCAATAGTACTGTCTACTGTTTTGTCTACACCATATAGTTGATGGGTGATTGTAATGAGCTTTTTTGTAAGGCACGTTGTGTCCGTTATCATAATGATGATGCGCGGTACAAAGCATTTGGGCTGATTCTAAGATCATTTTAACCACATGCTTATTGTATTGTGCCTGCGCAGCCTTCACAGGGTCAGAGTCTAAATAAAATATGTTCATTATTCGTAAAATTCTTTTATAGTGTTTTCGTGATATCCCATTGCTCTTACTATTTCTAACCACATATCATGTAGCTCTTCTAAAGTTACATCTGAATGGTCTACTTCAGTGGATATTTTTTTATTATAATATTTTAAAGTAATTTTAGTTGGTTCTATTTTATTCATAGTGTTTGTCTAATAATATCATCGCTACTTCTTCGCTGATCATGTTTTCGTTGTATAGTTTCCATATTAGTTTACTCATAGTTACGTAGGGTTTTAAACATTGGGTGTCTATAACTACCTGCTGGTGTACGTTCGAAGTAAGTAAAGGTAGCACGCTTACCTATATAGTCGCCTATATTGTCTAGTATATTAGCTAAATCCTTGTAGTTGTAGCCTTTGCCCGGTGGACAACCGAACTCTATACCTTCGTCATCTAGCATTATAAATTTGCCAAGCGTACCAGTCCTCTTGCCTTTACCTGTCTCGTAACCTACAATAAAAGCTTCTGTGTCATGAAAGTCTTTGAACTTTTGCAAGTTATAAGAACGTTTGCACTGATAAGGCTTATCAAGACGTAAGATAGAACCTTCGTAACCTTCATCTAGGTTAGCTTGATGCTGTATATTAGCTTGATCTTGAGTTACACGTGTAGTGTATACATGTTTAACACAATAAGAATACATATCGCTTGTATTAAGCTGATCCATTCTGTAGCTGTAGTTTTCGTTTAGTATAGTTTCTATGTAGTCATAGCAATGAAATTGTACTAATTTAGATGCCTCATCTCTGTCAGATGGCGTTGGTTTAGTTTTTCTGACTAATGATATGATCTTGTTGAAATCGTCTCTTAGATCATGATTATACAACTCACCGTCAAGTATAATATCAGGGTTTTGTGTAAAAAAGTAGTGCAAAGAATTAGTAATGTGAGCTATGTTAAGCCACGGTTTACCTGTACGTGAAAAAGCTTGTACTTCGTTGTTATCGCCGAGTTTAATTACACACCTAACACCGTCAAGCTTAGGTTGCATGTATACATTCTCGGACCAGTCGACAGGTTTTTTGTCTACTTTGTATGCGAGCATTGGTTTTATCATATTATTTGAATTTATTTAGTTGTTTTTTTATTATATTGTGTGTTATACCACCATTGTTTGTCTAATTTTGGAATTGGTGTTTTCATATTATTTGAATTTATTTAGTTGTTTTTCTACTTTAATTATTTTTTTCTTTAGTTCATCACACTTTGTGTAATTCTCTTGTTGTAAGTTAAAATCTAACTGAGTCATGTACGTAGCTAGGTCGGTTAACAGGCTTTGTTCCTCATCATCTTGAGTATAAACGTCTATATTTTTAATGAAATCATCGTCCCATTCTTTTTGTTTACCTTCTAGGCCTTGTATAACAAGTTCAGAAATTCTTTGTGCAAATTTTTCTATTTGTTCGTCAGTCATTTTATATTTATTATCGTTATTGATTCGTATTTGATTTGTAAGCCCAGTCAGTATATATATACTTACCAGCGTACTTTTCTATTACTTTTTTTATAGGTAAAACAAATATGTTTTTACTATTATATTGACTAAAACAGCTAATCCATACATTAGATTTACCTGTCCATAGTATATATGTATAAGCATGATCTATATCACCTACATCAGCATATAAGTATTGACTAGGGTAATGAAAATCATAGGCTAAATGTGAAGCTATTCTAGATCCATCGCCAAAGTTGTTAAAACCTTTCTCTTCTTGCATATATTCAGCCCATTTAGCTAATTGTACACCTTGATATTCAGGATAACCGTCGTGATGTAAATACATATTTACATAGCTTTTGTCACTAAGTATACTTGGGTTGCAAGCAAAACCTAGCTCGTTGTCTTCGGCGGCAGATCTATCTACCACCATTGTTAAACTTCTTGTACTCATAATTTATTATTTAATTTAGGTGCGCAGGGAGGGTTCGAACCTCCGACCTTTGGGATATGAACCCAACGAGCTACCGCTGCTCTACCGCGCAAATGTGTATAGCATTAATCAAGTAATACCATGTAAGCTTTAGTGTTATTAGTTCTAAACCAAGTTAATGCTTTATTAAAATCTTTTATCATTTCATCATTAACTCTATTAGAGCCAATAGCAAACACGTGATTACAACCCATAATAAAGTCATACAAAGATAGCTCTATATTGTTAAGATCGTAAGATTCGCCACTAAAAGGGTTAGTAACTTTTTCACCTTTATCATATACAGAGCCATTGAACCATTTAGGTATTGTCTGTTTATTTTTCATCTTCATCTGCAGGTATAATATTAAAACAATCTTCTATATAATCACACACAGTCTCGTTGATCTCGTCTACGTCAGTAAACTCTATGTTAGATAGTTCTAATTGATTATCGTAATTGATTTCAAAGTCATAGCTGTAAGAGCTTGTTTCATCAAAGCTTATTTGTTGCAAAGCTTGGTGCACAGCTTCTCTTATCTCATCGACTTGAGAAGGATATAGCTCGGGCTTGTTAACGTTTGCTAGCTTTTTGTTAGCTTCTTTTAAATCGTCTTTTAATACTTTAGCGTTTAATTCTACGGAGTTTAGTGTTGTTTCTAACTCGTTTACTTTTTTTTCTAGTTCTTCTTTGTTCATAATTCTTTATTTATTATATTATCTATTTTGTTTATTAAGTAGTCTTTGTCTGACATATTACCATAATACTCTTGTAAACGCCAAGATATATCGTGTAATTTATTTTCTAAAGCTGTAATATATATTTTATCATCTTGCTTAAGAGGCATTTGTCCTGGTATAATATCGCCAGACTCTACTAGTTCGTTGTATTTTCTTATTGAATTGCTCATATTAAAAATCATATAGTGTTAAGTTTCTCATTCCATAGTTTCTTTTGCAGAATTCTATAATGTATACTAGTCTAGCAAGCGGATCATGTATTAATTCTCTAGCATGACATATAGATTTTATAGTTCTTAGCTTACCGTCTGTCATTACAGTCCATCTTTCTTCGCGTTTATACATTTTGTTTAGTTGATATATTCTATCACTTGAGTTACATCTTCTGACATAGCCTGTTTTGTAAGACGCTAGTTGATCACCATTAGGTAAAACAAATTGTCTTGTGCCATTTTGTTTTTGTCTATCAGTAGTCATTTCTTTGATATTGTACTCAACGTACATTCTTTTAGCAAATAAATCTACTAATTCTACTCTTCTTTGTCTCCAGTCGTTTTTTGGAGTTGTGTATTCGTTCATAATTGCTTCTTGTAAATTTGTCATAGTTATTTTTTGTTAAATGCGTCACCTAGAAAATCTAGATCACATGAATTCATAATATCAAACGCGTCACCATATTTTACTTCAGTAAAGTAGTACTCATCGCTGAGAGCTCTTATTAAAGCATCGTGTGAATGTTTTCTGTTTTTAAAGTTTTCGCTGATACTTGTTTTGTATTCAGGCTTTAGTTGTTCGTAAAGATTTAATTTTTGCATTTGTTTTATTATATTATCGGTTTTTATTCGTATTTATTTTGTATACTCTACAATTTCTTTGCACGCTTCTATAACGTCTTCAAAGTATTCATCGTCTAAGTAATCAGGATCTTCATTACCTGCAGCGTGTGAGTATTTAATAGTATCTATTAACTCATCTAATTGTTCATAAAGATTTTTCATAGTTATTTTATTTTAAGTTTAGTGGAGGTGGAGAGATTCGAACTCTCTTCCGCAATAGTTCCATATAGGCTTTCTATCACGTCAATACCAAGTCACCCCCGTGTGTGCAGTCATGCTCGCTTGATCCTGTTGGTTAAGGCTCGTCGTTATTTATTCGCTGCACATTTGTAACTAGCGAGGGAATCGAACCCTCATACTCGTCAGTAGCACGCCCGGTCGGAGCACCCATACCTAGTTGCCGCTAGAATCGGCCTCTGAAAACAACCGCAGAATTTATCGTCGCGATTGCCCTCCTGCCTCGTCATCTAGCTACTAGCAATTCACTTATGTATGAGAATCCATCATCTAACCTATTTTTCATGGTTAGCTTCAAACTCATCTAATTAAGCTACTCGTCTAGCTACCTGCCTAATCCTTTGCAAGAGTCTTTTTTGGTCTTGCTGGTTTGTTAGGACTTATTTACGCCGCCAAGCTCTATGCACTGATGCACTTACTTCTTGACTGACGATTTGTATTGTATTACCTGTTTTGTGCTCGATAATAGGCACATAAGAATATGTCTGTGTTGTACTACAAGGCATACAGGTTTTATAACCTAATTTGATTCGCACTTCGTGCACATTACTTCCACATCTACAATACATAGTTTATTATTTATTTGTTACATTTATATTATCTGAATTCAATCGTATTATGTTTGTAATAATTTGTTTAACGCTACGTTTATTACGTATTCTTTCATTTCTAAATATCTATCACCGCTTAATTCCACATCAGCTAATTGCCAATCTACAGTATCTTCTATTATTTCTTTCACGTGATCCGCAACGCCTTGTGCTATAAGATCTAGTTCTTTCATTTTACTCATAAAATCTGTCTTTCATGTTTAATAAAGCTAATTTATAGCCATAGTTTTTTGCCATTTGCATTAGTAAGAAGTCATTTGTTCCATGGTTTGCTTGTGCAAACATATCTAATACCTCTTCTTTAGGTGTAGCTACGATACCACGATCTAACATCTTTAATTCGTGTTCTACGAAGTCTTTTATTTTTTCTGTCATATTATTTAAATTTAGCCGCGACTTCACGTATTTCATCTTTGTCTTCTTGGTCTAAACCAGGTGTTTGGTTAGCGTACATACGTAGTACATAGTGTACAAAAGTACAATCGTTTTCTGTTAATTCTATTTTCATAGTGTTTGTTTTATTAGTTTTAATTCTTTAATGTCAAACTTCTTGTGAGTTTCTTGCCACATACGGTTGTGAGTGAACTTTCTAGCCTTCGCGAAACTAGATTTCTGACCTGTTACAACTTTGTTGTACTCTTTGTCAGTGAGTCCACTGCACGATCCGTTGAGGAGAGTTAGACGTCTATGCCCGTCTGCTCTGATTTTTTTCTGAGCTTCAGCATAGTTAAGAAGCTCCTTCATATTACTCGGACTAGACATAAGACCAGAATGAAGGCGTGTGTTCTACATAAGTAAGACCTTTGTAATTGAACCACTCAGTGATACCTTCTTGTTCAGTATCTGCATTGTAAATAAAAGCAAACCTTTTAGGTAGCTCGCCGATTGGATAACCTTTGTAAGTTATATTGTTTAATTTAATAGTTGATTTGTTAATAAATTTAATTGCGTTCATAGTTTTATTATATTATCGTTATTGATTCGTATTTTGTTTGTAAAATAACATAGATTCTAATGTATCATTGTTATATTTTGCCCAGTATTGTCTCTCGATTGCTTCAACTTGTTTGTTGGTGATCTTAAATAATACTTTGTGTGAATGTTTTCTCATCTGTAATCTACATTAGGTTGAACACTGTTTGCAATATTCTGTCTGAATTTCCACTCGTTTTGTCTGTATTTAGTATCAGTACACCATTTTCTCCATGATTTACTTACTGGTTTTACACCGAATTTTAACTCGAACTCTTCGACTTGTTTAAGTTTCGCGTCGATCTGTTCTTGAGGATAATCTTTATATTTCATAGTATTTATTTTAGTAAAAGTCATAGTAAATACTCATTACTTTAGATTTTTGTTCTTCAGTTAATTTAGTGTAATGTTTGTCGTAGAGATTCCACGAGATTTTTAGTAGTGTGTATGAGAATGTTGACATAGTTATTTATTTTTATTAGTTATTTATTAGTTGATTTATAGAACTCTATTCTGTTAAGAACATCTTGTCTAGTTATTTTGTTTTCTGATTGTTGGATTATGTAAGAAGTCATATCGATTTCTTTACCGTTATCACAGGTTAGTGTATATTTCATATTATTATAGGTTTATTATTATTTCTTCATATAAATAATCCATTATGAATTCGTTATATTTTTCTCGACAGTCGGATTCTGGATTGAATGGAAATTGAGATTTGATTTGATTAATTAGATTTTTCATAGTTTGTTTTATTATATTATCGATATTGAGTCGTATTTATTTTGTATTACCCGTATATTCCGAAGGAAGTTGGAGCACCGTTTACAAAAAGATTAAACAATATCATTAGTGAACAAGTTATTATTAGTGTGACTGAAGAGTATACTACTACTCCTGTAAGTATATTTAATACTTTGTTGTGATGAAATTTTCTCATAGTTTAGTTTTATTTTATTATTATTATTAGTGGAGTGGAAAGGAATTGAACCTTTGTCATACACGTACACGATTTATCTACTAACGTTATAGAGTTTTCCATCTATATTAAGTACGTTACGATTTACTACCGACCCATTCACTCCTAAGATCTCACCAGTTTGTGTATTAATCTGGTTCGGTGAGTCACCATTTTGAAAGTATATTATACTTCCATTAAATCTCTGACAGATACAGGAACTGAAGTAGAAGAAGTATATGATTTATACTTGATGAAACAATTCATTGTGTCGAGTTTAGACTTCATTACTTCATACACTTTATCGTGATTATAAGTAACTGTTTTACCGTTTTTGAAGTTGACAGTAATAATTTGATTTTTACCGATTAAAGATTTTCTGATTACGAATCTTTTTGAATTTAATTTTGACATAGTTTATTTATTTAAGTTATTATTATTTATTAGTTGATTACATATATATTATCTGAAACAGATCGTATTAGTTTTGTAATATTTATTGAGTTATTTTATATTTTATATAATTAGTATTTAATAATTTAGTTATATTATTTAATTGATATTGAGATAATATAATTATTTTATTGTTTAAAGATTTAATATTATAATGATTATTAGTTAGAATATTAATAGTTTTTTTAATTTGATATTTGTTTGTAGTTATTTTGATAATATAAAGTTTTAATTGGTTACGTTATTATTATCTGTTTAAACTCGTATTAGTATTGTAAAGGTAGTATAATTGTTTAGTAATAGAAATTAGTAAAATAGTATTGTACCATGTGTCAATGTGTCATAGTCGTGACAAGATGTCATATGTCGTAATGTCATGACAATCAGTCATATGTGGTAGTGACAAGATGTCATAGTGAGGTAGGGAGGGGGGAGGGGGTGGTGCTATACACAGGGTAGTGAGGTGTGTACATACATAAGTAGTACGATGTAATGTGGATAATAAGAATGTAATAAGATCATAACATAACATGAGACGATGAGACACATGATCACATAACATGGGACAATGATATGATCACATGATGAGGTAGTGAGGTGGTGGGGTGGGTAGGCCAGGGTAATATGTGGAATGTATGGGGAAAAAGAAAGTGTGGTGTGACAAGGTAAGGTAAGATGCTATACACTGAAGGGGGTATGTCTATGGTGAAACGAGGAGACTATAGGGGCTGGGTTGAGAGGATTGACTTTCCAAAATCGCGGTGTGTCGTGAGAGGTAGGGGCAACGCTATACCTCTAATTATGTTACATTTTTTTTTATGACACTAGCCTTATAAGGTATATAAGTAAGGGGCTAATGTCCTGTTTTAATTTTTTTATATATTATGTAACTATATATCCTATGGGACAAAAGCTATCAGCTCAAGCAAGAAGAGACAAAGCGGCACGTGATCTAGCATTCGCTAAAACACCGGCTAGGAGAGCTAAAAAAGCACATGCTCAACGTATGGCTAGAAAGAATCCCAGAGCGTCAGAGGGTATGGACTATGATCATAAAGATCAGCGGTACGAAACTCCTTCTAAGAATAGAGGAAATGACGGACAAGGAACTAAAAAAGAAAGTGGCAGTAGGTATGCTACTTAATTAACCTAATACCTAATAACAAATACTAACGTCCGAAAGGACAAACAAAAACAATTAATTATGGCATGTAAAAAACAATTATCATTCTTGGTAAACAACGGAGCACAATCTTACACACACTATCTAACAGTAGATAGTCAAACTAATTTTGGACAAGCTACACACAACGCAACTTCTTTACTAGTAAGTAGTTCACACAATCTAATCACTATTACAGTTGCTGCTGTAGCAGATTGGAAAGCTATTGAGGCTTTTCAAGCAGCTTTCAACACGTTAATGGGAGATTCTCAACTAGCTCTACAAGCTGTAGACATTACAACTGACGCATTAGTACCTTCAGCGGTAGTAGTATCGTAAGTTACAAACCTTTAGATTTAAGGCGTCTTAATCGGCGCCTTACTTCTATTTTTTATTAAACATTAAAACCAAAACCAATGACACTATTTCATTACCAGACTAGCACACAGTTTAGTCAACCGCAAATTACAGAAGAAACCATTAATCTTTGGAAACATCTCTCAGATAAAAAGAACTGGAGAATAACCCAATTACCAAGTGGATATTATCAATCAGAATACCTAAACGTTAAAGATAAAGACGTTTGGCATGATGTAACGAGACGAGAGACCGTAGAAGGAGCTGAACAAGCTATTGACGGATCTGTCGAACACTACAAAAGGAAGGTAGATTACTTAAAAGGACCTACAGTAGTAAAAACATTCAAATAGACCATACTAATACAATCTAATTAAATACAATATAATGAATTATAACAATGCTAGTGATATAGTAAAGGAGTTAACTTTCAATAAGAAGGCTAAATCCAAAATAATGAAGGGTGTAGACAAGTTAGCAAGAGCCGTAGGCTCAACTCTTGGTGCATCTGGAAAATGTGTGATCTATGAAGATACCATGGGTCGACCGGTGATAACAAAAGATGGTGTAACCGTTGCGGAAAGCGTAGTCTTAATGGACCCGGTCGAGAACATTGGTGCAACTTTGGTTAAAGAAGCTGCCTCCAAAACAGTAGAAGAAGCAGGTGACGGCACTACAACAGCTACCGTCCTTGCTCATTCTATTTTAACTAACTATCATGAGTATGATGGTTGGGAAAGTTTAAGAAATATTAAAAAAGGTATAGATTATTCTTTAGAAAAAGTACTAGAGTACCTAGAAAAAATAAAAATTCCCGCAGACGACAAGCTAATTAAGCATGTAGCTAAGATTTCTTGTAATAACGACGAAACACTAGGTAACTTAATCGCTGAGGCTTACGAAAAAGTAGGTAAAAACGGCGTAGTTTTGATGGAAGGCTCGGAAGATGAGCAAACACACATCGAAATTGTTGATGGGGTTGAGCTTCACGGCTGTAAAATAAAATCTCCTCATCTATTAACAGATAAAGACAACCATAAGTCGGTATTAGAAGAGCCATACGTGTTAATCGTAGATTCTCCTGTGGAAAATGTACGCAAAATACAGACAATATTGGAATATATAATAAAAGGTGGCAAATCACTGCTTATTATAGCTGAATTAGAACAACAACCGTTTGCTACTTTGTTAATGAACAAGGTTAAAGGCAATATAAAGGTTAATATTATAGATCTACCAGGATTTGGGCCATCTAAAAGAGATACACTAGAAGATATAGCGCTATTAACAGGTGCTAAGGTCATAAGTGAAGAGCTTGGAGATGATATGGACATGATTAGTCCAGATGTTTTAGGTAGAGCTAAGAAAGCTGTTACAGATAAAAGATCTACAATACTTACTGTAGACAAAGATCCTAAACTATTAAAAGATAGGATTAAAACTGTAGAAAAGAAAATCAAAGAAACTAAAGATAAGTATTGGAAAGGTCTTCATCAAAAAAGACTAGCTATGTTGTCAGGTTTAGTTGGTATAATCAAAGTAGGTGCTTACTCTCAAGTAGAGCGCAAGGAAAAAATGGATAGAGTGGAAGATGCTTTGTATGCTACTAAAGCTGCTATCGAGGAAGGTATTGTACCAGGCGGTGGTATTGCTTTATTAAACGCTGCAAGTATGGTTGAAAACCACGGTGGAGCTGGAGAGTTAATATTACTAAGCGCAATACAAGCTCCTTTTGAAAAAGTATTAGAAAATGCTAATATGATGGAGAGAGTTGCTTGGGCATCAGGTTGGGAAGAAGGAGAAGGTATAGATGTTACATGTGGTTGTACTAAGCATATGGTAACAGAAGGTATTGTTGATCCTCTTCTTGTAACTAAGTCAGCACTTAAATATGCAGTGAGTGTTGCTAAAACTATTATGTCTGCGGATTGTGTAATATCAAACGTAAGAGAATAATGAAAGCAATAAACTACTATATAGTAATAGAAAAGATAAAAGAAGAACCAAGAGAGGTTGGTGGTCTTATTATCGCAGAAAGAACAGATACAGAAGTTAGATACAAAAAAGCTAAAGTAATAACAGTTGGTGACAAGGTACAGGGTGTTGTAAAAGATGATGTCATATTCTACGACAAACACGCAGGTCACGGTATTTCTTACAAAGAGAAAGTATACACAGTTATTAACTTAGGGGACGTTGTTTTAGTCGAATGAGACTAAGCGCTTCTGATCTACGTGAAATAAATTTATTTAAGTATTACAGGCTTGTTAGAAAATGGGCCTGTAAAACTTATAATATAAAAGATGCAGATTTAGAATTACTCATCTATTTAGATTGCAAAACTCATTTTACACGTAATGATTTTATAGAAGGTGTATATACATACTCCTGGGACAAAGCCCGTTGGGAACGACTTCGTAAAGATGGTTGGATCGATGTTTGGCGTCACCGAAACCGCACTTCAATTAAATACAGCGTTTACAAGACTTCTTTCAGATGTAGACAGCTAATCTCAAGAATTTACAGAATATTGCTCGCCGAGGAGGATTTACCTACCAGCGAGCGAAGCAAGTTTTATAACAATAAGACATATACAGACAAGGTCTACAATAAGGCTATTGATGATATGATTAAGGATAAAAACAGATAATTATGGCATACAAAGGCTACAAAGGATGCGGGCCAAAAGGATTAGGCGCATCACCATTAAAACAAGACATCGATCCAACTCAATTAAGATTAGCTGAAATCAAGCAGACTAGGGAGAGAATGAATCAAAAAGTTGAACCAATAGAGACTAGAAGGATTCAAAATATTGAAGACCTGCACTACGATGGAAGCAATCAAACGCAGGGCTCGTCAGGTATCTTTGGTATGCTTGGTGGCCCAATAGGGAAAGGCATGACCGCTATAGCATCTAAGCTTTTTGGAAATAGCAAAAATAAAAAAGCATTAGATGCGTTTTTGAAAGCCTCTCCAAAAGACCCTACAAAAACCACAAGATTAAGTCACTATAATAAGGCCACACCCAAAAAATCAGAATATTTTTATAACAAAAGTAATTAACATAAAAAAATAAAGCAATGGCTTACAATAAATCACCTTTCAAAATGGCGGGTAAATCCCCATTAATGAAACAACTGATAGGTAAACAAAGTATGTTACCTGAAGGATTACAGGCTGCTATAAAAGCATCCCCAGCTAAAAAGTACGGACACTCACCAGCTAAGCAAGCAGAAACGGAAGGGCCGGTAACAAAAGGAACAAAAGAAAAGATGCCGCAATCTGGCAAGGGTCCAAAACCAAAACCTTCTCCAGCTAAAGAAATAAATAAATTAAGCGCAAGAACTATTAACCAGGGAGACAAAGCAGAAGCTGCTTATGCAAAAGGTAATACTAAGAAAGGAAACAAGCATACAGCTAGAGCAGCTCGTATGGACGCTAGAAACATGAAGAAGATAGGTAAGTTTAATGAAAAAGCTTCTCCAATGAAACAAGTTAAAGTTAAAGACTTGCCTGAAAAAGCTGTTGAAACAGGTGAAAAAATACTTGAAGGAGGTAAAAAGTTTATTAAAAAAATAGGTAATATTACTTTAGTAAGTAAAGAGAGACAAGATTGTAAAAAAGCAGGCGGTAAGTATTCAAAAAAAGGAGGATGCTTCATGCCAGAAAATAAAAAGAAAGAAGCTAAATAATCAAAATAATGGGAACAAAAGGAATAACAAACATGCCTATAACGGCAATCGTTCAAAAAGGCAAGCAAAAATTATTTGAAGGAGGAGACAAACAGAATATTGAAGTAGAAGGATCACCAGTTGTATCTGCGGCAGGTAATAGACCTATTGAAACAAAGCCTGAGTCTTACTTATTTAATAACTCACCTAAGTCTCCTGTAGACGGTTCAGGTGGAGGAAGCAAAAAGGGTGGAAAATAGAGTAAGCCCTATAACACAAAATGCCAAATCTAGACCTATAATAAAAAAGGATCTAGAACCTGGCATAATGGCTGAGGCTAACAGAGACGGTAGCACTTACGTAAGTAAAGACGCTAGTCCTGCTCAGATGAAATCTGCTATCGCGCATGAAGAGGTTCACCACGATCAAATGGAAAGAGGTGACCTTGATTATGACGATAACAATGTGATTTGGAAAGGTAAAAAATTCTCAAGAGCTAAAATGGCTGAAGGTGCAAAAAACTTGCCATGGGAAGCTGAAGCATACAGAAAAGAAAAAAACGCATAATATGGCATTTAAATTAAAACTCAAACAAGTTCAGCTAAGCGGTAGCAAAGCTAGTCCTTTTAAAATAAACGATTCTTTAATTCAAGGAGCTGGTGATTCGTCTAAAAGATTTGTGCAAGTAGAAGATGCTTACAAAGCTGGCACCGGAGAGGGTCTTAAATCAGGTGGATCTGGGTATGATCCTTTTAAAATTGGAAAAGGAGGTGGAAACCCAACTCCTAAGTCTTGTGACGAACAGTTTGACAAACTAGATGAGGAGGCAGAATATACAGCTTGTGTCCAGGCGAAAGAGAAAGAACAAAATAAAGAAGGAGATAATCCTCCTATAGTAGAAGATGTAGCGACTGGCGATGGTGACGAAATAGTCGGAGCAAACTAAAAAATATAACTATGGCATTTAAAATGAGAAGATCTGACATGAACCTTGGATCACCAATGACAATTCAACCGCAATTAACAAAGTTGCAGTCTCAACAGAAAGAATCACCTTTACAAATGAAAGGTCACGCTTCACCGTTTAAGCAAGATATTGTAGGCGCTGATTATGGTGATACTACATATGCACCAGACGGAAAGGGTGGAGTTAGAGGAGTTAGAGAATCAGAAGGTAGTGAAGGAAAAACAACTGGAACAACTTACGATGGCAATAACTTTGCTTCAAAGGAACGATGGATAGAAATATGCAAGGAAAAACCTTGTCACGTTGATTGTAAGAAGAGCTTTCCAGAAGGTTGCCCTGACACACCAGGTGAAACTCAAGAAGCTTCAACTAGTTTAGAAATGGACATACCTGAGGTTCAAGGAAACATGTTAACTCCTAGAGAAATGAGGAGAAACACTAGAGCTGCTGATATATTTAGAAGAAGACAAGAAGACCTTATAAGAAGAGCTAATAAAGACTTTAGACAAGCTACAAGAAGAGGTCAATCGCATGATCCCAATTCTATGTACATGAAAATATTATCAGGTGAAGCACTTGGAGATATGGACGGCGTTAATATAGGCCAAGCCTCTACTGGAACAACAAACTTATTTACTGGGCAAAAAACGTATAAGTTTAACCCAAAATCAGGAGGTGGTAAAAAGAATATGCTAGAAGAGCTTAACGCAGAGCTTCAAAAAGAAGAATATAAAAAAATGGACCCTAAAGAAAGTACAGCGTTAGCACAGCAAAGAGTTAGTGATGCTTATATAGGTTCTAATAAAGTTAAAGTTTTTAACGAAGGTCAACATTTAACTTCAAGAAGTAGAGGTTTAGCAGATGATAGAAACTATGATACTGATAGTTACGGTGACTTTGGTAAGGAAAAAGTATCTAGTAGAAAACGAGATAGTAATGCAAGAAAAGTAACAGGCTACACAGAGGATTTAATGAAAGGCGTTATTGAGAATCAAGACGCGAAAGATGGTGAACCTAAATATCAATACGACCCTAACAACAAAGAGGGTATGTCTAAAAAGAAATACGACAGATTAAAAAGAAAAACAAAGAAAAGAGGTGGTGACAGTAGTGCTTTTAAGAAAAAAGCATCGCCTATGCAAATGACTGTAAACATAACAAAACCATCTTACAAGATGGGTGGATTTGGATCTAAGTAATTATGCCATTTAAACTACCGAATAAAAACATAAGAGCAGCAATATCTACAACTGGCTATAAATCTAATAGTCCAGATGTAGATAATGATGTAAACGTTATACCTAGTAATAAAATTACTATGAAAGGCGTAGATTTTCCTGTTAAAGGTGTAGGTAGCAATGGTGTTACAAAAAACATGAAACCAGGAGAAAACTATGATTTTGGTGATGCTGATTATGTGGTTGAAACGCCTCTTAAAAGAACTAAGCCTTATAAAGCAGGTATGAGTGCTTCTGAGAGAAAAGCTTATAACAATAAAACAGGTGGTAACGTTCAAGCGCCTCAACCAGGTGGAGGATCACGTAAGAAGTCTTACTGTGCTAGATCCGCTGGTATTAAGAAATGCAAGAACCCAGATAAAAATGGTGATTGTCCTAACGACATAGCTAGAAGAAATTGGAAATGTTAATATATATATTATGACTTGGATAAAAAAACACTTAAAAGTATCTGTGCCATCTCCGCTAAAACAAGACGAGAAGAAAAACGAAGTTAACCTAAGAGCTAACAAGAATACTCAAAAAAGTGAAACTGACGTAGGTAAATCTACTTCAAGCCTTAGTGGTGGAATAGACTATCGTAGAGGTAATTTAAATTTAAATGCTTCTGGTGATACAAATAAAAACTATAACATTGGACTAAGCATGTCTAATAAGAAAGGAAATGTTTCTGGAGGTGTTAACTATAATACGGGACAATTCAGTAATAACATAAGTGGTAATCTTAAAATAAAGTTTTAATATGCCTAAAAAGAAATTTAGTGAAACAAAGGTCGGAGCATTTTTATCAAAAGTAGCTCCAGGTATACTAGGAACCGTGGGTGATATACTACCTGATAACGGTTTATTTGGTGTTGTAAAAAATCTTATTTCAAAAGACGAAACAATGCCAGCTGAAGATAAAGAAAAAGCTTTAAAGCTATTAGAACAAGATATGGTTGAAATGCAAGAGATAAGTAAGCGCTGGGCCAGCGACATGAAAAGCGATTCATGGTTAAGTAAAAATACACGCCCACTTACACTAATATTTTTAACTGTATCTATGGTATTATTAATATTCTCTGATAGCATAGGTGATTCTTTTGATGTTGATTCAGGTTGGGTTGACTTATTGAAATCATTACTAATAACGGTTTACGTAGCTTACTTTGGTTCTCGTGGTGCTGAAAAATTCAAGAAAATATCTAAATAATGGCTAGATTAAATCAATATCCACTAGATGGAAATATAGATAAAACAGACTTACTATTAGGTTCTGACAATGGTGGTACTACAAAAAACTACCAAATAGCATCCATAGGTAAAGCCATAAGTAAGTTTAACATGTCTGGACAACCTCAGATATGTTATAGATATAACAAAGGAGCTAACCTTGCTGGAAATATAAGCATAGCTGGCGAAGGGAACGCGACTAAAGCGTTTACTGCAATCAGTAGTATAATAGTGAGTAAATTTGCATTCGGTGAAACTAACACCGCCCAGGACATCTTACTGAACATGGTTGGCCAAGAGATTACTATAACAGATATAGACAATCCAAATAACTTTGGATCTTACACTCTAGACTCAGCAACAGTACTTGCTTCTGATAACAACTTTTATACACTGGCCCTCTTCAATACTGGAGGTGCCGGTAATATTGTTTATGAGCAATTCTATGTAATGACTAGTAAGAAAGGTGATTTATCTTTTGTGCATACTCAAACAAACGCTGCTGCTCAATGGGTGATAACTCACAACTTAGGAAAAAAACCATCAGTAACAATAGTAACAGCAACAGACACAACTGTTGTAGGTGAAGTTACATATAATAGCAATAACCAATTAACAATAAATTTATCCAGTGCTAACGCTGGAAAAGCATACTTAAACTAACAATAACTAACAAAAATTAAAAAATGGCATTAAAATATCTAGTTGATTTAAACATCAATGATAACGTTCTTCAAAACGCAAGAGTATTATCGAGCGGAACCGCACCAACCGCCTTAATTGGTGCTATTTATGTAGACACCGGTGATAGCAATAAACTTAAGTACCACAATGGAACTGCTTTTGTTGCTTTAGGAACTGGAACTGCAACTGGTGATTTAACAGCTATTGTAGCTGGTTCTGGTATGACTGGTACAAGTTTATCTGGTCCAGTACCAACGTTGAATGTTATAGGTGGTGATGGTATTACTGCCAACGCTGATGACATAGAGATAACACCTGGACAAACAACTATAACAAGTATATACAATACTGGTTTAATAGTTGGTAGAGCAGCGAATGACGCTAGAATAGATTTTTCTGCTGCTAACCAAGTAAGACTTATAAGTAATACCGATGGTCAAGGCGGTATAACACTTGGGACTGGCGTGCTTAAACCAGCTACAACAAATAATATATCTCTTGGTACTTCTAGCGTACAATTTAAAGATGCTTTCTTTGATGGTACTGTAACTTCAGATGCTTTTTCTGGTCCTTTATCTGGTAACGCAACAACGGCAACCGCGCTAGCAACGGCTAGAACAATTGGTGGCACTAGCTTTGACGGTTCTGCAAATATAGCAGTAGCCTTAGCTGCTACCGCTACAACGTTGGCAACAGCAAGAAATATAGGTGGCGTAAGCTTTAATGGTTCTGCTGCTATTGATTTACCAGGTGTAAATGCAGGTGGTAATCAAAACACAACAGGTTCTGCTGCAACACTTACAACAGCAAGAGCAATTAATGGTGTCGATTTTGATGGTTCTTCCCCTATCACAATAACAGCAGCAGGTCCTACGTTAAGTGGTGTTGGTCTTAAATCAACAATATTAGCTTCTTCACTAACAAGTGTAGGAGCTTTAAACTCTGGTTCTATAACATCAGGTTTTGGAGCTATAGATGTAGGTAGTAGTGCGATATCAGCTGGTAGCTTCGATGCTTCGGATGGTAACATAACAAACGTTGGCACTATAAATCTAGATGCTATTGAAGCTGATGGTACAGCTATAACAATAGGTACAGGCACTTCAGGTGACACTGTAACAATTGGTCACGGTACTTCAGAAGTAACTATTGGTGATAACTTAACTGTTTCTGGCGATTTAACTGTTAATGGTACAACTACCACTGTAGATTCAACTACTGTCGCTATTGGTGACAACATGATGAAGTACGCTAAAGATAACACAGCTAATTCAGTTGATATTGGTTGGTATGGTAAAGCAGTTGTTTCTTCAGCTGACAAGTTTCCAACTATGTTTTACGATGCTAGTTCTGGTATTACTACTCCAGAGTTCCAAGTTGGTCTTGCAACAACTGAACCAGGGAGCACAGGTGCTATAGCTGTAAAAGGTACGGTAGTTGCAAATTTAGATGGTAACATAACAGGTTCATCTACATCTTGTACAGGTAATGCCGCTTCAGCAACTGTTCTTGCAACAGCTAGAACAATTGGAGGCGTATCGTTTAACGGTAGCGCAAATATTAATCTACCTGGTGTAAACGCATCTGGTAATCAAAATACAAGTGGTAACGCTGGTTCAGCTACTATATTAGCAACTGCAAGAAACATAGGTGGTGTATCTTTCAATGGTTCAGCAAATATTAACTTGCCAGGTGTAAATGCTGCTGGTAATCAAAATACTTCTGGTGTTGCGGCTGAAGCTACAATACTAGCCACAGCAAGAAATATTGGTGGAACTGCATTTGATGGTTCAGCTAATATAACTCCTGGCTTAGCAACAACAGCAACGACTTTAGCAACAGCCAGAACAATTGGTGGTGTTAGTTTTGATGGTTCTGCAAACATATCACTTGTTAGTGGATCTATTCCTAATAACGCAGCTAATACAACTGGTCTTGCAGGAACAGCAACAGCTTTAGCAACTGGTAGAACAATAGCTATGACTGGTGATGTTGCATGGACTTCAGCTTCATTTACTGGAGCTGGAAACGTAACTGGAACTTCTACAATACAAACCAAAGCTGTTGAGCACTCTATGCTTGCTAATAACATACAAGGTAGACAAACTCTACTTAATTCTGGTGTTAGTGGTATTGGTAGAACTTATAACGTAGGAAGTAACGGTCTTACTATATTTACTATAACTTTAGCTACTTTTTATGGATCTGGAGATCCAGACGGTAGATTTATACTAGCTGAATTACACGAAGCTTCAACTTACGAAACTGTTTACGCAGACATTGCTAGAGCAGCAGCAACAATTACGGTTACAATGAAAGGCAGTGTAGCTGATTCTGCTTATGGTATATTACTTAAGCCAGTGACATCATAATAACAATAATATTTAGCCGGCTCTTCGGGGTCGGTTTTTAATTTAATACATAACAAATGGCAAGTTTTTTAACAGACACAACTTTCGCAGGAAGTGCAACTTTTGCAGGTAATGTACTCCTAGGAGATAATACTTATATAAAAATCGGCGCGAGTAGTGATTTTGAAATACACCACTCTTCTATGGGTACTGGGACGTTTATTTCAGAAACAGGACCTGGGGATTTATACATCATTTCAGATACAGGTGTTATTTTAAAATCTGGTCAGTTGGGAGAAAACTATGCTAATTTTACAAAAGACGGGCCAATAGAGCTTTATTACGACAACTCTAAAAAATTTGCAACTACAAGTTCAGGTGTATCAATAACAGGTAGTATTGCTGTAACTGATGCTGTAACCACGGGTGGTAATTTAACAATAAATGTGCCTGATGGCGGCGGTGCTCCCGCGATGAGTGCTACATTATTAATGCAAGGCTACGAGGGGCGTGGCATTGGAATGAAACTTAGAGACGCCGCAAATAGCGCATCTAACTCAAGTAACAGAGAATGGTTTGTGGGAAGTGGATATAATAGCTCTGGTTTTAACATTGGTTATGCATCTGATGGATCACAGTCATCTTACCAAGCAAAAGCTAAATTAAACATTGACACCTCAGGTAATGCAGTTTTTGCAGGAACAGTGACTGCTAACGGAGTTACTTTAACAGGAACTCAAACAACGGTTTCAGGTAACGCTGGATCAGTTACAAATGGAGTATATACTATAGGTACACAAAGTATTGGTGGAGCAAAAACATTCACAACAACACCTATATCTGTAACAAGGTCAACAGCAGATAGTTCTGCCTACTTAGCTACAACTGCATTTGTTAAAAATCAAAATTATACTTCAAACGTAGGAGATATAACTGGTGTAACAGCAGGTACAGGCTTAAGTGGTGGAGGAACGTCTGGAACGGTATCATTAGGTGTGGATCTTTCAGAGTTAAATGACATTGATGGAGATGATCCACAAATAACAGATTTTGTTGTAGTTTCTAACGAAGATGAAAGCGCTAGGTGTAGTTTAGCAGACACTAAAATTGCTTTAGGGGTTAATAAAAATCAATTCGTATTAAACAGTAATTTTTCAGATGACACATCTACTACTAGTTCTATTTATATGCCATTTAATTCTATATCAGATACTACGTCTGGTCAGTATTATGTTCACTGGGCTGCTCCATGTACAGGTAGAATTAAAAGAATAGTAATGCAACATGTTTATGGAAGTATGAGTAGTAGTTTTACTACACAGCTACAAGTCTATAAAAATGGTTCAACATTTGCAACATCAGGACAACTAACACCGAGTAATGGAACGAATGATGGTAGTTATATAGAATATAACCCTAGTGGATCATCTACAGGTAATGTTTCTTTTGTAAAAGGGGATAGAATAAGAATTAGATATAATAAAAGCGCAAGTAGTAAATACTGGAGAGGTGTTGCCGCTTCTATAATAATAGAATTAGATCAAGTATAATTATGGCAAGTATAAACGACAATATAAGAGGTAAAAAGTTATTTAAAGAAGGATCGTCTGGAGCTAGAGCTACTAAAGGTAGCGATGGAGAGTTTACTGTTTCAAAAGAAATATCTGATGATCTTACTGCTCTTACGGATATTAGCGATGTATTTAATGATAATGGTTTATATCAAACCAATAGATATTTAATAAAACAACTAGAGGACGTTAGAGCTGACGTAGAAGAATTACACGCGTTTATAAAAGACGCTTTTGGTAGTGATTCATCTAGAGCTGCTTCACAAGGAGCTACTGGCGCTAAAGGTGATACAGGTTCTACTGGTTCAAAAGGTGACAAAGGTGATACGGGTTCCGCTGGATCTAATGGATCTAATGGATCTGATGGTGGTAAAGGAGACAAAGGAGACACAGGAAGTGCTGGAGGAAAAGGAGACACAGGAAGTACCGGGTCACAAGGACCTAAGGGAGACACTGGTGCAACAGGAGGTATTGGTCCAAAAGGTAGCACAGGTTCTGCGGGATCTGACGGAAACGACGGAGCTAAAGGTGACAAAGGTTCTACTGGATCGCAAGGCCCAAAAGGTGATACTGGATCGCAAGGAATACAAGGAATACAAGGTCCAGCTGGGGCTAAAGGTAGCACGGGCGCTGCTGGATCAAATGGCGCAAAAGGTGATACTGGCGCGGCTGGATCAAACGGAAGCAACGGATTAGCAGGTGCTAAAGGTGATACAGGAAGTACAGGACCACAAGGTCCATCTGGGTCAAATGGAACAGACGGTAGTGATGGAGCCAAAGGAGATAAAGGTAATACAGGTGCCGCGGGTGCAGCTGGCGCGAAAGGTGATACTGGTGCTGCGGGTGCTGCGGGTGCTAAAGGTGGTACAGGTTCTCAAGGACCAACTGGACCTGCTGGAGCTAAAGGCGCTACAGGTAATGCTGGAAGCAATGGAAGTAATGGAAGTCAAGGAATACAGGGATTAACCGGAGCTGCTGGAGCTGCTGGTGGTAAAGGAGACAAGGGTGACACCGGATCAGCCGGAGCCGCAGGTGCAAAAGGTAGTACTGGTTCAGCAGGGCCAACAGGGCCAGCTGGCGCAAAGGGTGACACTGGAGCCGCTGGCTCAAAAGGAGATACTGGTGACGCCGGAAGTAATGGCTCAAACGGTAATGCTGGAGCTAAAGGTGATACTGGTGCAGCTGGACCAACAGGACCCGCTGGAGCCGCTGGAGCCAAGGGTAATACTGGTGCAGCTGGAGGTGATGGAAAAACAGGAAACACTGGTCCACAAGGAGGTACAGGAGCAACAGGACCACAAGGACCTGCTGGTGCTGCTGGAGCCGCAGGCGCAAAAGGAGATACTGGATCGCAAGGAGCAACTGGACCACAAGGAGCAACCGGTGCAGCGGGTAGTGATGCCTCAGTAAGCGGTGCAACAGCTAGCTTTGCTGTAGGTAAAGTAACATATACATTTAAAAACGGGTTGTTAACAACCGCTAGGTAGTTTACAAATCACTATAAATAAGTGATTAATATATATAGGATTAATAATTAAATATAATAAAATGGCAAAAAAAATTAAAAAACAAGAATTAGAAGAATTACAGGATGTAATTGGTAAGTTAAATCAAGTAAAATTAAGAATAGGAGACGTGGAAGTGCAAAAGCACCAACTACTACATCAAGCAGCTATAATTGAATCTGAAGAACTTAAAAAAATTCAAGATGATTTAGAAAATACTTACGGAAAAGTTAGTATAAATGTTACTGATGGTTCTATAGAGAAAATAAAAGAAGATGAGCCTAGTAAGAAAGATTAGTATAGGTAAAGATTATAAAAATGACTCCATGCACTACTCTGTAGGGCAAGAGGTTTACGGTGGTCACACTATAGATTGCATTGTTGAAAACAAAGATAAATACTCTGTATTTATAAAGAAGGGTGTAAATGTTTTACCTTGGAAAGACTTTAACAAGAACATGGCCATATCAGTTGAGTATAACTTGGACTATTAATGAAAAGTGTAACCAATTTTATAATCAAACCAAAAGAAACCCGATACAACAATATTAAAAAAGTAGGTGATAAAGATCTTATATTAAACACTGAGATCTTTACTCACCAAAACGTTAGTAGAAATGCTATAGTTTTAGAGGTGCCTACAGTAGGTTGTACAGAGGTCAGACAAGGTGACGAAGTTATAGTACATCACAATGTCTTTAGAAGATGGAAAGATATTAAGAATAGAGAGCAAAATTCAAAGTCTTTCTATAAAGAAGACATGTATTTTGTTATGCCAGATCAAATATTCGCTTACAAAAGAAATGACGTCTGGAGAGCTGTTAAAGGCTTTAGCTTTATACAACCATTAGAAAATACAGATAAGTTCTCTATGGACAAGGAAACGCCTTTAAAAGGTGTTATAAAACATATAGATCCAGACTTGATGGATAAAGATATATATTTAAACTCTCTGGTTGGATTTGCACCTAATTCAGAATATGAGTTTATAATAGACGGGCAGAGGTTATACCGAGTTCCCACTAATGCAATTACAATTAAATATGAATATCAAGGAAACGAAAAAGAGTATAATCCAAGCTGGGCATAAAGCAGTTGAGGAACTTATTAAAGTAGCTAAAGAAGCTATTGTAGATTCAGGAGATGATATAACAGCTGATAGACTTAAGAATGCTGCTGCAACAAAAAAACTAGCTATATTCGATGCTTTTGAAATATTGAATAGAATACAGGACGAAGAAGATATGTTAAACAATAAAACTAAAGAGGTTGTTGAAGAAACATCTTTTGGTGGATTTGCTGAAAGAAGATCTAAGTAATGTATAAGCAAACTTTATTTAAGGTTATAGAACCTATAAAAATAAATACCATAAAAAGACTTAACAAGTCTAAAAAATGGAAATACGGTTACAACAAAGAACATGATGTTGTTGTTATAAGTAAAACTGGTGAAATAGGTGAGATATACGAAATACAAAATTTTAAAATAGCTTTACCTAAACCATTAAACATTCATAAGTTTAGTAAGGATAAATGGGAAGTAACTGAGTATCCTAAAGAGCTTAAAAGAATAAAAACGATATTTGATTGGAAGAATTATCCAGATGATTTCAAGAAGAAATATATAGACTACATAGAAAATGAGTTCAAAAAAAGAGATGAAGGTTTTTGGTATATTAACAAAGGTATTCCTACTTACATTACTGGCACTCATTACATGTACCTGCAGTGGTCCAAGATTGATGTTGGGCAGCCAGACTTTAGAGAAGCAAATAGATTATTCTACATATTCTGGGAAGCTTGCAAAGCAGATACAAGATGTTACGGAATGTGCTATCTTAAAAACAGACGTTCAGGATTTTCTTTCATGGCCTCTGGAGAAACAGTTAATCAAGCCACAATATCATCTGATGCTAGATTTGGCATCTTATCAAAGTCAGGACCAGATGCTAAAAAAATGTTTACCGACAAAGTTGTACCAATATCCATAAACTACCCATTTTTTTTTAAACCAATACAAGACGGTATGGACCGTCCAAAAACAGAACTAGCATATAGAGTGCCCGCTAGTAAACTAACTAGAAGAAGCATTGTCAGTTCTGATAAACCAGAAGAACTAGAAGGTCTTGATACTACTATAGATTGGAAGAACACAGGTGATAACAGTTATGATGGTGAAAAATTAAAACTATTAGTACACGATGAATCAGGTAAATGGGAAAGACCTAATAATATATTAAACAACTGGAGAGTTACAAAGACGACACTGAGATTAGGTTCTAGAGTTATAGGTAAATGTATGATGGGATCGACATCAAACGCCTTAGATAAAGGTGGTGATAATTTTAAGAAACTATATAAAAATTCAGATGTTACAAAAAGAAACCGCAATGGACAGACTAGCTCAGGACTATATAGTTTGTTCATACCTATGGAATGGAACTACGAAGGATTCATTGATTCTAATGGCCTACCTGTATTCGACACACCCGACCAAGAAAGTTTTGGACCGCATGGTGAATCAATAGATAGCGGTATATTAGAGCATTGGCAAAACGAAGTTGATGGTTTAAAAGAAGACGGAGATGCTTTAAACGAGTTTTACAGACAGTTTCCTAGAACAGAAGAGCACGCGTTTAGGGACGAAACTAAAAACAGTATATTTAATTTAGCAAAAATATACGAACAAATAGATTATAACGAGGATCTTAATAATGATTCTCAAATTACAGTTGGTAGCTTTCAATGGGTTAACGGTATAAAAGATTCAACAGTAATGTTTTATCCAAATCCAGCTGGTAGATTTAAAGTTAGCTGGGTACCACCTGGAAATAGGCAAAACGCTAGTATAGTTAAAAATGGTATGAGATACCCAGGCAACGAACACATGGGTGCTTTTGGTTGTGATAGTTATGACATATCAGGAACTGTTGATGGTAAAGGTTCTAATGGAGCTTTACACGGGTTAACAAAATTTAGTATGGAAGATTGTCCACCAAACCAATTTTTTTTAGAATACGTAGCAAGACCACAAACCGCTGAGATATTCTTTGAAGATGTTTTAATGGCTTTAGTTTTTTACGGCATGCCGTTATTAGCTGAAAACAATAAACCTCGTTTATTATACTATTTAAGAAGACGTGGATATAGAGGTTACTCAATGAATAGGCCTGATAGAATTTGGAACAAATTATCAGTTGCTGAAAAAGAAGTAGGTGGAATACCAAACTCAAGTGAAGATATTAAGCAAGCACACGCTGCTGCTATTGAAATGTATATACAAGATCATGTTGGAATGAAGTCTGATAATACATATGGAACATGTTATTTTAACGAAACGTTGCAAGACTGGGCAAAGTTTGATATTAATAATCGTACAAAGTTTGATGCGGCTATTAGTTCAGGTTTAGCCGTTATGGCTTGTAACAGACATTTGTACAGAGCAAACCCAATTATGAAAAAAGAAAAATTAAACTTAAGCATAGCTAAATACGGACAGTCCGGTATGCGATCAAAACTAATAGAAAATTAATATGGCTGAGTCAGTTGTAAAAGGTTATTTTCCGAGTCAAGTTGTACCTGACGCAGAGAAGTTAAGCGCTAAGTATGGATTACAAGTAGGTAAAGCCATTGAGTATGAGTGGTTTGATGGATCTACGTCTAATCAAAGATATAATCAGCATCAAGCTGAGTTTCATAAGCTAAGACTATACGCTAGAGGTGAACAACCTATTCAAAAGTATAAAGATGAATTATCTGTAAACGGTGACTTAAGCTACTTAAACTTAGATTGGAAACCAGTACCTGTAATACCTAAGTTTGTGGATATAGTGGTTAATGGTATATCAGAAAGATCATTTGACATAAAATGTTATTCTCAAGACCCTTATGGTGTTGACAAGAGAACAAAGTACATGGAGTCTATATTGAGAGACATGGAGACTAAGGACTTAAATATGTTTGCTCAAGAAGCTTTTGGTATTTCATTGTTTGAATCACCCCCAGAAATGCTTCCAAACTCTAAAGAAGAGCTAGACCTTCATATGAAATTAAGCTACAAGCAAGGTATAGAGCTAGCAGAAGAACAAGCTATAAACGTTTTGCTTAAAGGCAACAGGTATGATCTTGTTAAAAAAAGAATAAATTACGATTTAACTACGATAGGTATAGGTTGCGTTAAAAATACTTTTACAAAGTCAGAAGGCGTTAAGGTTGAGTACGTTGATCCAGCTAATATAGTTTACTCTTATACAGAGGATCCAGACTTTCAAGATATATATTACGTAGGTGAAATAAAAACAATACCTATAAACGAACTTAAAAAAGAATTTCCTAATTTAACTGATGAGGATTTAAAATCTATACAAAGTCAAAGCATACATCAGAACAGTTACTCTAGTAATAGATACAACTCTTCTTACTACGACGATAAAAACCAGATTCAAGTTTTATATTTTAACTACAAAACCTACATGAACGAGGTTTACAAAGTTAAAGAAACTTCAACTGGTGCGGAAAAAATAATACTAAGAGACGATACATTCGATCCACCTATAAACGAAATGACAGGAAACTTTGGTAAAATATCAAGGTCATTAGAAGTTTTATATGAAGGTTGTTTAATTTTAGGAACAAATCATTTACTTAAGTGGGAGTTAGCTAAAAACATGATGAGACCTAAGAGTGATTATAGTAAGGTTAAAATGAACTACGCTATTAATGCTCCTAGAATGTACAAAGGAAGGATTGATTCATTAGTAAAGCGCTGTACTGGTTTTGCTGACATGATACAGTTAACTCACTTAAAGCTACAGCAAGTTATGTCTAGAATGGTGCCAGATGGTGTTTATTTAGACGCTGACGGCTTAGCTGAGGTTGATTTAGGTAATGGAACTAATTATAATCCACAAGAAGCATTAAATATGTTCTTTCAGACGGGATCTATAATAGGTAGGTCTTTTACTTCTGAGGGAGATATGAATCCGGGTAAAGTACCTATTCAAGAAATACAATCAGGATCTGGTGGTCAAAAAATACAAACTTTAATAACCAACTACAACTACTACATGCAAATGATAAGGGATGTGACTGGTTTAAATGAAGCTAGAGATGGTAGTAGTCCAGATGCACGAGCTCTAGTTGGTGTTCAAAAATTAGCCGCTGCTAATTCAAACACAGCTACTAGACACATATTAAATTCTGGTTTAGCGTTAACTCAAGAGTTAGCTGAAAACTTATCTCTTAGAATATCAGATATATTAGAGTTTTCTCCAACAAGAGAAGCTTTTATAAATAAAATAGGTAATCAAAACGTAGGTATATTAGAAGATATATCTAACTTATACTTGCATGACTTTGGAATATTTATAGAACTCACGCCTGATGACGAGGAAAAAGGTATGTTAGAAAATAACATACAAGCGGCTGTAGCTGGTGGTTTGATAGATCTAGAAGATGCTATAGATCTTAGAGAGATTAAAAACATAAAGCTAGCAAATCAACTATTAAAGCAACGAAGAAAGAAAAAGCAAGACAGAGATCAAGAAATACAGCAAGAGAATATGCAAGCTCAGGCTCAGGCTAACGCTCAAGCTCAACAAGTTGCTGCTCAAGCTGAGGTTCAAAAATCCCAAGCTTTATTTCAGATACAATCTCAAATGGAGCAGATGAAAGGTCAAATGAAATCTCAACAAATGCAACAAGAAGCGTTATTGAAAAAAGAGTTAATGACCTTAGAATTTCAGTTTAATATGCAATTAAAAGAAGCTGAAGTTAAGACTAAGAAAAACGACGAAGCTTACAAAGAAGATCGTAAAGACGAAAGAACAAAAATACAAGCAACTCAACAAAGCGAGTTGATAGATCAAAGAAAAAACGATTCATCGCCAAAAGACTTTGAGTCTTCGGGTAATGACAACATGAATGGTTTTAACCTAGGTTCGTTTGGACCTATGTAATTAATTTTATAATTTTATAATATTTTATTATGGCTAAAGAAGAAAAAATAGTCGAAGAGGTAGTGGAAGAAATAACTCCGCAGGCCCAAGAGACTGAAAAAGGTGATCTAGTACCTGAAGTTACTGTCAAAGAAGATGGTACACATAAAATAGATTTTGACAAATTAGTAACTAAGCCAGAAAAAGGCAAAGTTGCTGAAGAAGTTAAAAAAGAAGTAAAGGTTGAAGAACCTGTAGCTGTTGTTGAAGAAGAAGTTTTGCCTGAAGAGCTAACTGTTCTTGAAGAGATAACAGAAGAAGAGGTTATAGAAAAAGCTGAAGAAATTGCTGAAGCAGTTGTTGAAGCTCAAGAAACTGGAAAACCTTTACCAGAAAACATTCAAAAAGTTGTAGACTTTATGGATGAGACTGGTGGAAGTTTAGAAGATTACGTCAAACTTAATCAAGACGTAGACGCTTTAAATGAAGAGCAATTACTAGTTGAGTACTATCAAAACACAAGACCTCATTTAGATCCATCGGAAATAAACTTTTTAATAGAAGATAAATTTGCTATTGAAGAAGACATGGAAGATGAAAGAGATATTAAAAGAAAAAAATTAGCTAGAAAAGAAGAGTTAGCATATGCTAAAAATCATCTTAATAGCTTAAAAGATAAATATTATGAAGAAATCAAAGCTGGCTCTAGGTTAGCGCCTGAGCAAAAAAAAGCTGTAGATTTTTTTAATAGATATAATAAAAATCAAGAGGTTGCTGAAAAGCAAACTCAAACTTTCAACAATAAAACTAACCAAGTTTTTAATGACGAATTCAAAGGTTTTGAATATAAAGTCGGAGACAAAAGGTATAGGTTTAATGTTAAAAACCCGAATGAAGTTAAAGATGCACAGGGCAACATCAATAATTTTGTTAAGAAGTTTCTTGACAAAAACAATGAGATGAGCGACGCCGCTGGTTATCACAAATCTTTATTCACCGCAATGAATCCCGATGCAATTGCAAACCATTTCTACGAACAAGGAAAGTCTGATGCTATGAGACAGAGTATTTCTCAAACAAAAAACATTAGTATGGATCCTAGAAAAGCTCAAGGAGAAGCACCTAAATCAGGTACTACTTACAGAGCCGTTGATGCAGATGGTTCATCTTTTAAGTGGGGTTTCAAAAAAAATAAATAATTAATAAAACTAAAAATTAAAAATTATGGCTTTAGCTGGAACTGGCGCTGAGTTATCACACGTGGTACCTCGCCCAAACAAACTTGCATTTGACAATAACTATTTGTCAATTGCTGATAATGATTTTAACTTTGCTAAGCAATTCTTACCAGAAGTTTACGAGAAAGAAGTAGAAAGATACGGTAACCGTACTATCTCTGGTTTCTTAAGAATGGTTGGTGCTGAAATGCCAATGGCTTCTGATCAAGTAGTTTGGTCTGAACAAGGTAGAATTCACGTAGCATCTAACAACGCTACAATTGCAAACACAACTGCAACAACTGATACAATTACATTAGTAGCTGATCCCGTTGGAAACGGAGACGGATTAAGTGCTGCTCAACAATGGGCGTTATACTCTGTAGGTGACACTTTAGTTGTTTCTCAAGGAAATTTAACTGTAAAAGCAAGAGTACAAAGCAAACCTGCTGGAACTGTTACTTTAGTAGTATCTGCTTACGATTTTGCTGGTATTGCACTAGGTGGTGCTAATGACGCTGGATTTACTGCTTCTGCAGCTGGCGGAGCAGATCTAAAACTATTTATCTTTGGTTCTGAATACGGAAAAGGAACAGACAACGCGTCTCAACAATCTGTAGATTCTCCATTCACTAAATTTGATAACAAACCTATTATATTAAAAGGTAAGTATGAAATTAGTGGATCTGATACTGCACAAATTGGATGGGTTGAAGTTGCTACTGAAGCTGGTGCTTCTGGGTACCTTTGGTATTTAAAATCTGAAAGTGAAACTAGAATTAGATTTGAAGATAAATTAGAAATGGCAATGATTGAAGCTGAAAAAGCTGTTGCTGCATCTGGTTTAGCTGCTACTTTTTCTGGATCTGAAGGATTATTTGCTGCTATTGAATCAAGAGGATTAGTATATAACAATCAAGGATTCGCTAATACTTGTATTGGTGGTGGAATTGATGAGTTTGATGCTATTCTACAAGAGCTTGACAAGCAAGGAGCTATCGAAGAGAATATGATGTTCTTAGATAGATCTACTGCTTTAAGCATTGACAAAATGTTAGCTAATCAAAATTCTTACGGAGCTGGTGGTACATCTTACGGTGTATTCGATAACTCTGAGGATATGGCTTTAAATTTAGGTTTCTCTGGATTTAGACGTGGATCTTACGATTTCTACAAGTCTGACTGGAAATATTTAAACGATGCTACTACTCGTGGATTAATAGCTGACGTAGAAGGTGTTATTGTACCAGCTGGTACTTCAACAGTATATGACCAATCAATGGGGAAAAATATCTCAAGACCATTCTTACACATCCGTTACAGAGCTTCTGAAGCAGATGATAGAAAAATGAAATCTTGGATTACAGGATCTGTTGGTGGAAGTTATACTTCTGACTTAGATAGCATGACTGTAAACTTCTTATCAGAAAGATGTTTATGTGTACAAGCTGCTAACAACTTCGTATTATTGAAAAAATCATAATACAAAACTAAGTAATTCTTACCCTCGTTATATCAACGGGGGTAACTATTACTTTTATTTAAACTATTTAATTATATTATATCATGGAAAAAACAAAAAGAAAAATTCCAACCAAAATAGACGGTTGGGAAATAAAAGATAGATTATATGAACTAAACGGTAGACACAAGCCTATTGTTTTTTCAATACCTTCTTTACATACATCAGAAAGACCTTTACTTTATTTTGACGAAGTAGAAGGTTATAATAGGGAACTTAAATACGCAACAAACCATTGGTCTCCATTTGTGGACGAACAAGATGGCAATGCTACTTTAGGTAGAATTATAATGAGAAACGGTAAACTATTTGTTCCAAAATCGGATCAGAGTTTACAAAAATTGTTATCACTATATCACCCTATGAAAGATCGTACTTATAGCGAATACAACAAAATAGAAGAAGCAACAGATGATTTAGCTTACATGGAATACGAGATTAACGCTCTTATTGCTGCTAAGTCCTTAGATGTAGACGCTGCTGAAGCTATACTGAGATCAGAAGTTGGTAGTAACGTAAACAACATGACAAGTAAAGAAATTAAAAGAGATGTTCTTTTAATGGCTAGGAGAAATCCAGGAATGTTCTTACAACTAGCAAATGATGAAAATGTAGAATTAAAAAACATTGGAGCAAAGTTTGTTGAAAACAACTTAATTAAACTTTCAGCCGATCAAAGAGTTTTTAGTTATCCTAATGGCAAGAAAATATGTGCTGTTCCTTACGATGAACACCCTATGAATGCTTTAGCTGCTTTCTTTAAAACTGACGATGGAATGGAACTGTTTAAAAACTTATCCAAAAAATTAAAATAAAAACAATGTAAAGTGACCGCCTTCGGGCGGTTACATTTACTTAAATATATATTATATGGCCTTTAACATGAAACATAAAGGTTTCGGCGATACGGTTGAAGCCATCACAAAAGCGACTGGAATAAAAAAAGTTGTAGATAAAGTTAGCGAAATCACGGGCATAGACTGCGGATGTGACGCTAGAAAACAAGCATTAAATAAAAAATTCCCTTATTAATTATGGCTGTAAGTGTAGATACTGTTTATCAAACTGTTTTAAGTACATTAAACAAAGAGCAACGTGGTTACGTTACACCTCAAGAGTTTAATTTATTTGCAGAGCAAGCTCAATTAGATATATTCGAACAATATTTCTATGACATAAATCAATTCGGTAGACTGCACGGTAACAGTACAGAATACTCAGACATGCTAGATATACTTGAAGAAAAGCTAAGTATATTTGAATCAGCGCCTGTAGCTATGGTTATGGCTAACACAGGTGTAGGAACTCTACCTACGAATTACAGACTGGGTAATGTAATTCATACCACTAACGGAGTAGCTAGAATAGTAGAAAAGTTAAACAAAAAAGACATACAAGTTCTTCAAATGTCTCCACTAACAACTCCAAACTTAATTAGACCCGCTTACACTAGAACAAGCGAGACTACAATACAGCTTTATCCTGCAACTATAATAGCAGACATAACCTGCGATATTATTGCTAGACCAGCGGCTCCAAACTGGGGTTACGTAATGGTTTACGGTGAGGCTCTGTATAATTCAGCTACTAGCACAAACTTCCAATTACATCAATCAGAAGAAATTGCTTTAGTAGAAAAAATATTAGAATTAGCTGGCTTGTCTACCAAGGAGGTTCAAATGTATCAAATTGCAAATCAAGAAGAAATGCAAACAATCCAACAAGAAAAACAATAAGATATGCCATTATTTCAAGGAACACAACAAGGTTATTACGAGCAGAGTCAAAGCTTTATTGGAGCTGGTGCTGGAAACCTAACGGTTGGCCCAGTTACAGTGGCTTATTTTGCAACTAGACCTACTCAGCAAGTTGATATAATAATATTTATAAACAATGTAGAGGTAAGCAAGAATAGTTATTCTTACAATGGTACTAGCCCAGGTGACGTTACTGTTGATAATAGTTATAACTTAGTGTTTAACAACACTAACATAAACGCTAACATACAAGCTGCAGATGGTTCACCTTTATTAGGTCTACCTATATTACTTAGAGAAGTATTAGCTACAGAGCAGTTTGGAAACTACCAGTATGTTTCATTAGAAAACATAATAAACAATTTCATTATATCTTACGTAGGTGAAGACAAGATAATAAGTAAAATAAGAAGAGCAGATATTGCTTTCCATGCACAAAGAGGTTTAGCAGAGCTTAGTTATGATACTTTAAAATCTTTTAAATCACAAGAAATAGAGGTACCACCTTCGTTATCAATGAAGCTACCTCATGACTTTGTTAACTACGTTAAACTATCTTGGTTAGATAATGATGGTATAGAAAGAATACTAATGCCAACTAGAAAAACTAGTAATCCAGAAGCTTTGATACAAGATAGTAGCTACGGTTACACTTTTGATACCGACGGAACTTTATTAACCGCGGCTAACTCAGAGACATGGGATAAGTTTAGAGACGCTACAAATAGAAACACAACAAACTCAGACAGTTTAGATGAGTTTGAAAGATACAAAGGATCTCAAGGAGCTAGATATGGATTAGAGCCTGAGTTCGCTAACAGTAACGGTGTTTATTTTATAGACAATCTAAGAGGCAGAATATTTTTTGACTCTAGCTTATCTGGCAAAATAATTACTTTAAAATATATAAGTGATTCTCTTGGCACAGATGGTGAGATGGTTGTACATAAGTTTGCTGAAGAGGCAATGTACAAGCATATAGCTTACGCGATATTAGCAACAAGAGCAAACACACAAGAGTACTTAGTAATGAGATTCAAAAAAGAAAAGTTTGCGGCTACTCGTCAAGCTAAATTAAGATTATCAAATTTAAAATCAGAAGAGTTGACTCAAGTAATGAGAGGTAAGTCTAAGATTATAAAACACTAAAATATGCCAGAATTTATTCATAACTTTACTCAGGGGAAGATGAATCATGATCTCGATGAGAGAATGATTCCAAACGGTCAATATAGAGACGCTTTGAACGTTACTGTATCTACTTCTGAATCTAGCAACGTTGGTGCTTTACAGAATTTAAAAGGTAACAAAGAAAAAAAAGGATCACCAGCGGCAGACGGTGATTGGACCTCTAATTATATAAACTCACTTACAAATCCAGTATGTATAGGCTCTATCAGACATGAGCCAACAGAATGTATATACTGGTTTATAGCTAGTGATTTAAACAATAGAACTAGCGCTATATCAGCAATAGCTGAATTCAATCAAAAGACAGGTAAAGTTACCCCTGTTATTGTAGATACAAAAAACATTCTAAAGTTTGACAAACAAAAACTAATAACAGGTATAAATATAGTAGATGATTTATTGTTTTTTACTGATGACAATAGTGAACCTAAAAAAATAAACATAAAAAAGTTTAAAAAAGGATCTTCCAATGGTGGTTCACCTAATTTTGTAACTCATACAAAAATACCTACATACAACCCTTCAACTAACTCATATTCTTATAACGCTGCTGGATTAAATTTTACAGAAGCAGATGTTACTGTTATAAAGAAATCGCCTCTATGTAAGCCTACTTTAACAATGGCAACTAGCTCTAGATCAAGTAGTGGAGAAGAGGTTCCAGGAACAGGAGTAACTCCCTTATTCGCTGTTTACGATACTGTAGGTAATTTTCCTTCAAGCGGAGACGTATGGTATAATTTTACATATATAAGCGAAGCAGCTAGTGGAACCGGAGCAGCTGAGTATTCTGTTCTACCAACCTACCAAGAGTGGGTTGAAGACCAAGCAGAGGCATCGCCTGTTTATCCACCAGCGGCGTCTGCCTCACCAGGTAACGCTGTTAGTATGGAAAACGTTACAATAACTTTTAACACTACGCCAAGTGGTTGGGAAGCAGGAGACATAATAACACTAAGCGGTAGTAACATTGATGATTATAACAATTTAGATGAATATCAACTTAGACTAAAGGTAATAGAAAACGGTATAAACGCAAATGACGTAACGTTTCAAATAATGTCTATACCATCTTCGATATTAAGATTTGGAGAAGACGACGAAGGTTTAATATCGTGGGAAGCTGTTTTAGAAGAAAAAGATCCTATGTTTGAGTTTGAGTTTCCTAGATTTGCTTACAGATGGAAATATCAAAACGGAGAGTATTCTTGTTTTTCTCCTTTCACTTCACCAGCCTTTGAGGGTGACGATTTTGAGTACTTGTCAAGCGATGGATACAACTTAGGTATGCAAAACCATTTAAGGTCTTTAATAATAAGTGGTTTTAATTGGGGTAGCGTAGAGGTTACAGAGGTTGATATTTTAATGAAAAAATCAAGATCTAACAACATATACGTAGTAGACACGTTAAAGAGAGGTGAAGCTGACGTTTTAAACGTAACGCCACCTAACACTTTTAAATTAAAAACAGAACTAATTGGCGCTGTGGTTGAGTCTAATCAATTGCTAAGGCCTTGGGATAATGTACCTAGAAAAGCTAAAGCCCAAGAGGTTTCAGCTAATAGATTAATATTCGCTAACTATCTTCAAAACTTTAATGTACCTAAGACTAAATTAACTTTAAACGTTTCAAGTACTGAGCATGATGGTTACATTGACTCTGATGGAGATGGAGAAGTTTCAGATGAACAGAATTACAAAAGACCTTTGCCGTCAATAAAAACAATAAGAAAATATCAAGTTGGTATTGTTTTTCAAGACGCATATGGTAGACAAACGCCTGTTTTTAGTAATCCAGAAGCTACTATAATACTAGACAAAAGTAACGCTATGAAAACAAATAAATTTATTGTTTCCACAGCGGCTATACCTAATATGCCAACTTGGCCAACTCATTATAAGTTTTTTATAAAAGACACCTCTAATGAGTATTACAACTTAGCTTTAGATAGATATTATTTTGCGGAAGATGGAAACGTTTGGTTGAGCTTTCCTTCGTCAGAAGCTAGCAAAGTTCAAATAGACAGTTATTTAATACTAAAAAAACAACATGACACTGACTTTGCTTCTGTTGGTCCTTCTAGATACAAAGTTTTAGACGTACAGTCTCAAGCTCCAGAGTATATATCTAGATCTAAAAAGATATTTGCATCGGCAACAGTTTTGGTTATAAGTGGGTTTCAAAGAGATTTTTCAGTAATAAGGTTTGAAGGGCCTTCTGCTACTAGTAACGAACAATTCCACTCTGGTTTTAACGGTGACACCTCTATGAGTATATCTATTTCTGGTAATACAACCAGTGTTATAGGTGTTAAAAGTGGAGGTCCAGATGGTGTAGGAAATAACTACACTGTTAATTTAGATGAATCATTAAACTCAAACTCTATTTGGATGGGTTTAACTGGTTTAGTTGCGGGCACTTCTGTCAACGTAGATCTTTTTAAAGAAGAAGAAAACAGATTACCAGAATTTGAAGGTAGGGTTTTTGTTAAAATAAACAGAGATACTGACTTTGAGGTCAATGTAGTTAAAAGTTTTGAAGCTACTAAAAAAAGATATGGAGTAATAGCTAGCATGAATTTTTCTTCAAACAATTATGGTGGAGCTAGTGACATGTATCAAGATGGTGCTAAGAAAAGGTATTGTATAAAAGATAGCGGTAACCCTGATCACTTCGGAGAGTGTAGCACTTCTTGCCCTAGTAGATATAGACTAAAAGGTGACCTAGGGGGTAATGGTTCGGCTGCTGGTAATTATGCTCCAGGCGGACAAGGAATACCTTCAAACTCTATAGCGAATGGTGAGCCAAGATCTAGAATGAGAATGGTTTATAAGCAAGGTGTAAAAACAGATAGCGTTATGGCTGGAGTTATATTCGTTGGGGCTGGTAACTTTAACAGCGTATACAACGGAGGTGATGTAGAAATAGGAACAGAAACAAATGAGTTTATGAAGAACGCAGCTGTATCTGGGGCATTGTTTAGAGTAGTTCATAAAGATGGTAGAGTAACTGAACCATATGAAATAAAATACCACTGGAGAAATGTTAACAGAAGAGGTTGCAGAAGACCAGTTCTTATCCCATTTAATAATGGATGCGAAAATAATCAAAGTTCTGATTGGACTAACAAACGTACAGTATTAGCTTTAGAGCTGAAGGAGCCAATAAGTGAAGACTGGGTTGGCGACGGATCCGTTAGCGCCATGGGAAACATTTTAGGTTACCAAATTGTTGAAGAGATAATTGGAGACAATAACTCTATCTTAACTAGTACTAATCCTGCTGTTTTTGAAACAGAACCTAAAGAAGCTGTAGATATAGATTTATATTACGAGGCAAGTTGTGCACTACCTATATCTGATATATCGAGCACTAACTCTAAAACAAACATATTAGATTATTATAATTGCTATAGTTTTGGCAATGGTGTTGAGTCTGACCGTATTAGAGACGACTTCAATGCTCCTACTATAGGTAAAGGCGTAAAAGTATCTACAATACTAGACGAACCTTATATGGAGGAAAGAAGATCTAGTGGCCTTATATTCTCTCAAATATACAACTCAACTTCTGGTATTAATAGATTAAACCAATTTATACAAGCAGAACCAATAACTAAAGATCTTAACCCGGAGTATGGTTCAATACAAAAACTACACTCTAGAAACACTAACTTAGTTACGTTGTGTGAAGATAAGTGTTTAAGTATATTAGCTAACAAAGACGCTCTATTTAACGCTGACGGCAGTACTAATATAACGTCTAACAAAGCTGTGTTAGGCCAAGCTCAACCATTTGCTGGTGAGTTTGGAATTAGCACTAACCCAGAGAGCTTTGCGAAATATGGATTTAGAAGTTATTTTACTGATAAAAACAGAGGTGCCGTAATTAGATTATCTCAAGACGGTATAACTAATATAGCTTTGTATGGTATGTCAGACTTTTTTGCTGACAATCTACCTAATTGTACTAAGATAGTCGGTAGTTATAATGATGATAAAGAAAACTACAATGTAACACTAGATGTTTTAACTGAAGAGTGGCAAGATAAGTTTTCTAAAACACCTAAAGACAGAACGAACTGTGAGGTTCCAAATGATGAATCAGACGATATAGAAACTACTACAGTTTCCTTTAAAGAAACAGTTAATGGTTGGACTAGTAGAAAATCATACTATTCTAAGTCAGGATCTATTGTTTATCCATTAGAAAGCGGAGTTTCTTTAAACGATACTTATTACACTTTTAACAAAGGGCTAATATGGGAGCATGCTTCTAATAGTGTTTATAATAACTTCTATGGAACACAATATGATACATCTGTAAACGTAGTAATAAACGATGTTACTGAGTCTATAAAAGGATTTAAAACATTAAACTACTCTGGTACAGATTCTAGAAAGTATACCTATGGGACAACCTCTGGCTTGAGTGGCTTAAGTATAGCCCAAGTTGTTGACCAGCAAATAACTCCTAGCACTATAAACAGTGAAGCTTTTACACCGGGCTGGTATACTAATTACATTAACACTGACATGGAAGAAGGTCAGATAAAAGAGTTTGTTAAAAAAGAAAACAAATACTTTAATAAAATAAAAGGTTTAAATACTTTTTATAAAGATAATTGCGACAACAATATAGATTCTAGCGCATTTCCAACTCAAGGTTTAGGTTTTGCAACTATAACTTCTAGCGCTCCTAGTGCTTTTAACTTGACAATAAACCTAGACACTAGTTGTAGTGGAACAGGTGATGGTGGTAGTGCGTTGCCAGAACAGATTGCAAAGTTTTGGTATTACTGGAGTTGCACTAAACCAGGCAGCGGTCAAGAGGTAGACATAAGAAGCCTAAGCTCAGATCAATTAGTTAAATGTGGTATTGAGTTTTTTTACAACCAGTTTCCTAATGGATATACTAATATTGCTAAAAGCGCTTTTGATTTTAGATATTTCAACTCTGCCGGTATAAACGTTAACTCAACACTGTATAATGAAAATAATGAAATAATAAGTGATAACGGTAAGTTCTTGTACATAGCGCCAGCCGAAACCCCAAGCAACGATGCTTTAAACGCTAACGTAAGTGGTACAACTGTGCCTAACACCTATTTTATAATAACCATTGTTGATGGTGTTATAACTGCTAAAACTCAATATAATACTTTAGCTGGTTGTGGTACACCCACTGTAGCTGTAGACTTTCCTTTGTTTGTAGGTTACAGATATAGATCTAGTATTACAAGTCTTCTAACCGGTTCAGCTGCTCAACATACAACACCGTCTGGTAGAGCTGCTTTAGCAAAAACACAATTAAAAACTTTCTTAACAACTGGTATACTAGCTAATGTAGGAAGTGCGGATATTGTTAAACAATGGGACGTATACAAGTACTCTGGTAGTCAAGGCTTGGTTGTTGGATCGCAACTTCACAACGATATAGGTGCTCTTACAACGGATGGAATATTTGCACATAATATAACTTCTGCGCCAGTTGGTAATTATTGGTCTTATAATTCAATACCAAGTAATTACTTAAAAACAGACGCTGGCTGGGCTTCTCTAGATAGCTCTTGGAAGTTTTATACATTTGAAAACGGAATTGTTACACATATAACTACTATGAATACTCTATAATGGCTACACAATCACACAACAATTACACGATAACAAACGTAACATATTCAGTTGCAGCTGGAGCAAATGTTCATACTCTACACCCTACTGCGGTTTTAACTATAACACCTAACCCTGGGTACAGCGTTACGGCTGAAGATTTTACCTGGGGAAATCCTAATTTAGCAAATATAGCTACAGTTGTTTTTACTCAAAGTGGTTTAAATATCACCTGTACTGTTACTTTTGATAACCCTTTCAACATGCCAGGTGCTAATACCGTTAGAAGCTTATGTATAAATGGAGCAGCTATAAAAGCTAGAGTGTCTATAGAAGGTAATTATAAAGCTTTAGGAGTTTCAACAAACATGGCTATTGTTTCTAATAGTTCAGTTCCAGAATCTATATCTTACAGCGCTACGGGTTTAACTGGTTCTGAGATATTTATAATAGAAAAAACATATACAGCTGCTAATGGGTATTATTTTGCTCAAGACTTTTTAATAGAATATGAGTTAAACGACGCGGAAGATAGGTATAACTGTGTTGAAACTAAAACCATAGACTCTAGTGGTAGATTAACTTCTATTAACTTAAAGTTTTATTACACGTTTCCTTCTAACTCTGTGTCTCAAGAAATTATTAGAGTTACAGTACCTGCTACAAAGGCAATAAAAGTTGAACTTGTAAAAATTACTGGATACAACCTAAACACAACTAACATTGGACCGGCTGGTAGCTTTAGATCAATAAGAATATTTGGAGCGCCAACAGCAACATTTACGCTAGCTTCTAACAACGGAGCTATATTGAGTTTTGAAACATACAACGCTAGCGAAGTTCTTTTGACATACACTACGACACCAACGTTGACTATACCTTCAGTTGGGTATTTTGACATTGATATAACTATACCAGCTTCAAGCTCCTCTGCTACCTACTGCCTAACCTTAGGTGGTGGAAACTTAACATCACCTTTTGCTCAAATAAACCCTGTATGTTTGTATCAATACAATGACGTTAGTTTAACTTTTACGGCTAGCGGAACTGGTTTAGCCGTAACAAGCACTCCTACTTCACTTGTTAAAACATTCCCTGCTTTGTCTACACCGGTGGTAAACGGAACCGCATATGATGTGAGCTACACTTGGACAGTTCAAGGTTCTAGTGGACAAGTTTTATCTTTAGATAACCCTGGCGCTCCTATTTTTTCAAACTATCCAGATATACCTCAACAATTATCATCAGCTATAACTAATACTAACGTATTACCTTTTGATAGTGTTGTTGGGCTTGTTGTTGGCATGAGATCGGAGCCTATAGATAACTACATACAAGGATATAGAACAATAACAGCTATATCAGGAAACAATGTTACTATAAGTGGCGCAGCTGTATCGCTTATTAACGATCAAATAGTTTTATTTAATAGTAGAAAAGGAACAGAGCTATACTTAGATGCTGAGGCAACTTTAGACACTAGTCTTACGGTTGCTACAGTTACATTAGATGGTTACGTTGACAAATACGGTGATACTAATCAAACCTTTAATTTAGACTTGCTAGGTTTATTATCTGTTGGTAGCGCTAACAATTGTGTGGAATATGATGTAGTTGTTGGAGCAAGAGGTGGAAGCATTAAGTATTATGATTGTATAACAAAAACGTTAAGAACAATATACGTAAACAAAGGAGATAGTAATTTTTCCATATGTGCGTTAAACAGTCCAGCGCCAGATGTTGATTCATTAGGATCTTTGTCTGTGTCTGCTAATGGAGATACGTGTGACAGCACTGGTGTTGATCAAACATGTGCAACTTGGAGTATAGTATATAATCCTGCAAAACCTTTAGCTAAATTTATAGATGTTAAATATATAAACTGTGTAACTTTAATAGAAGAAACAGTAAGTATTGGATATGGAGCAACAGCAACAACGCAATGCGCTACTAGACAATCCCCAACCAGTACTGATCCAGGTGATGGTGGAGCAACAATAACATTAACAAATCTAACTTGTACACCTTAATAAATAAAATATGCCTACACAAGCAATAACACTAACCTTCCCAACAGCAGTCAACGTGTCTTTACAAATTGGAGATACGTTGTATTATGCTGGAGCTAATGACACTATTGTTGAAATAGGTGTTATTACAAATATAACTATAAACGCAAATGGATCCGTGTCTGTTGTGGCTCAAATAGATACTCAAACATCACCACCAACAAACACTAGTTATATATTCTTTACAAAAGAAGCTAGAGGTAATACTTCTAACTTGAAAGGATACTACGCTGAGGCTCAGTTTAGAAACGATAAAACAATAGAGGTTGAATTATTTTCAGTTGGATCAGAAATATTTGAAAGTAGTAAATAACCTGTAATTATAATAAGATAAACAATAAATAAAATGGCACAAGGATTATATAAAAAATCACCTCTAAAAGTATTAACTGGGGGTATGATGGCTCAAGCTGCTGGTGGCCTAATGGGTATTGCTGGTGGTATTATCGGTAGTGGTAAAAGAAAAAGCGAACAAAGAGCAGCTCAAGCAGAGATGCAAAGAAACAAAGCTAGGTTTACAAATCTAGATACATCTAATATAGCTAACAACCTAGACAACGCTTACGAAGACTTGACGGTTAACACTGGAGCCGCTGATTTTGCTAGAGAACAATCTCAACAAAACATGGCTAACACAATGGGTAGCATGAGCTCTGCAGCTGGAGGATCTGGTATTGCGGCTATGGCTCAAGCTTTAGCTGGTGCTGGAAATCAACAAGCGCAACAAGCATCTGTTAGTATAGGCCAACAAGAACAATCTAATCAAATGAAAGCTGCAGGTGGAAGAATGAGTATTCAAAACGCTGAAATGGCTGGAGAAAAAGATTCTAGGCAACAAGAAAAAGATAAAACAGAAACATTATTAGGTATGTCGCAGCAAAGATTAGGCGCGGCTAACGCAGCTAGAGACGCGGCTACACAATCTATAATGGGAGGAGTTGGTTCTATAGTAGGAGCTGGTGGAGACATGATAGATAATAGATAATATAAAAAAATGGGAAACGATACATTAATAAAAGGAGCTAGTTTAGCTTACGGAGGCGGTCAAACAGGTGGGTTTGTCAATCCTCAAGCTGGTTACGTACAGGGTATGAACGCGCCCATGTCTGAAATAGGTAGAGCAGCAATGCAAGAAGCTGCTTACAAACGTAAGCAAGATGAAGTTGAGTTAAAGAATTATGTTAACAAAATGGAGGACATACAGTTAGCTAAGGTTGAAGAATCTATGAGACCTGAAGTAACTCAATTCTTGATTGATAATAAAAATAACTATGCTGAAGCTGCTAGAATGGCCTCTGATGCAGATCCTGACGACCCTATGTATTCGCAAGCCGTTGCTGAGATGAATAAAATAAACTCAACTTTTAAGAATCTAAGTGAAAACTTGGATTTATTTAAAAAGAAAAGAACAGAGTATTATGATGACGTAAAAAACAATACTATAAGTAAGGGTTCTAACACAGACGCTTTAAACTCTTTGTTTAAAAACAGCGAATACAGTATAACTATAGATGAATATGGAGCGTTGTCAGTTGAAAACGATGGTGAGTATGTTCCTTTGTCAGACTTTGACGAAGACACGGAGTATAATTACTTTCTAGTAAACAACGAGGGCTATAACTCGCTAATGACTTTAACAGATAAAGCAAACACTGGGGCCACAAAAATAGAAGGCGGACTAGAGGATAGCTATAAATATCAATTAAACGGTATGTTTAACACTATGGGTAGAGAAGATCTAATGTCCATGATGTATGACACTGTTATAAATGATACTCCGCTAATTGACAATGAAGGTTTTGATCCTTTGTTATTAGAAGTAGAAAATGAACAACAATTAAGAACATGGTTGTCTAATACCTATCTTGAAAGTTTAAAAACAGTAGCAGCAGACGCCGCAAGAAAAAAAGATATAAAATCACGACCTAAAGAAAGTGTAGGTCAAAGAAGAGCGCGTAAACAAAGAGGAGCGGCTATGGATAGATATAGAGAAATAGCAAATGCACCTATAGCAGGTAAAGTTGTTCAAGGTTCTGGTGGTAAGTCTATAGTTTGGGTGGGTGATCCACCAATGGCTACAGCTGTTAGAAATGGAGCTCTAGATCCAACCGTTGTTATATATGACGAAAAGGACGCACAAGATTGGTTAATAAATTAAATTAAAATAATATGCCAGATTATATAGTAGGTGACAAAAAATACACAGATGAAGAGGCTAACGCCGCTGCTTCTAGTATGGGTTTAGACCTTAGTTCATGGGAAAAAAGTTTCGGAGCTAGAGTAGTAGCGGGAAACCAATCAGATCCTGCAAATGCGGAGGCGAATGCGGGGTCGGAAAACAATCAAGCCTCAGAGAACCAAGAAGAATCGGGTGGATTTGGAAATCCTTCTTCTTCGGACTTGTTATTGATAGAAGGTAAAGACTTCGAAGTTTACAATAAAAACCAAAATGGTGATAACTTCACGGATAGCTTTCCAGGAAGTAGAACGGATGCTATTGATCCACCTGCTTACCAACTTGAACTTGAAGACGAATTCAAAAACAACCCAGGTGATCCTGTTTTTTTTGGAGATCCTTACGTAGCTTTTTTAAAGAACAAACTAGAAAACTTAGAAGACCCAAATGGATCATCTGGAGTATTTATGGTTACAAAAAAAAGCTATTTAGAAAATGAAATAAAACGTATTGGACATGAGTACGCAGTTCAGCAAAACGAAGACCTTATAGAGAATGACGATAAATACGAGACTAATTCTTATAATGATGTAACAGCAAGGATTAAAGAAGTTGACGATAAAATAAACGAATTAGACAAGCGTTATTATGATCCTAATAGTGAAAACCCTATTGACGAAGAATTTTATAACTTGCGTAAGCAAGGTTACGACGATGAGAAAGCAGATATTGTAGAACTACTACCGCTGTACGCTAGAAAAGCATACGAAGAGTCTAACTTGATACTACAAAAGATTTCAACAACAAATACTGGCGAAGCTAATAGCGCTGGTTTTTCAATTACTTCTGAGTTAGACGGTAAAGAAGATATAGAGCTTACAAAAGAAGTAAAAAACGAAATTCTAAATCAAGTTCATGGTGAAGAAAATAGAAGAACAAAGCTACGACTAATAGGATCTGTCACAGACGAAGCTGTTAGCGAGACTATGGGTGTTGAGCAAAAAGAGATGCTTATTAACAATGCTAAAATGTCTGTTTTATCTGAAGCAGGTAAAAGAGCTTCTTTTGATATGGAGCTATTGCAAAACAATTTATTCGCGTCGGTTGATTCTGTAGAAGAGGTGACACAAGCTCAAATTGACGAATACAACATAGAAGCAGAAGCTATACAGAATAAGTATTATAATTTAGCTGCTCAATATGATTTTGATTTATCTAAAAAAGCTTTCATGAGCGATAACTTTGAAATGACTACTGAGTTCAAAGAGTGGAGAGATAAAAAAATACAAGACGGAGAGTTTTTAGCTAGCTCAGGAGATTTTGTAGCAACAATAGGCCAAGGATTAAGAGATTTTGGTACTGAATATCTTTATGGTACTGCTTCAATGGCTAACAGGCTTATACTTTACGGCGTAACAAAGCTTGGAGTAGATACACAAGCTTCTTACGATAGATTAAACTACGTAGACGACTTGGTCGACAGTAGCTTCTTAAAAAATAACGCTTTTGGAACTTCTGATATTGGAGGTTCTTTATGGGAAGATGGTGTAAACGTTAGGTCTTCTTTTAAAACATTAGGTAACATGTTACCGTTCACGTTGGCTTTAGCTGCGTCTGTTAAAAAAGGGGATGTTCGTAAACTTAAAGATGTTTACAAAATGTTTGGCAAAAAAAAAGATGGACTTCAGTGGGGTAACATTGGTGTTACAGTGCCAAAGCTAAAGGTTGGTGGAAAAGTGCTTTTAGAAGGTGGCAAGAAAAACTTAGGTGGCATAGGCATGAACACTCTTAGAATGGGTCAAGTCGCTTACATGGGAACTATAAGAGACAACTATAACGAAGCTATAGACATGGGTCTTACCGAAGGTCAGGCTTTAGCATATAGTAATATGGCTTCTTTCGCTACATCTGTAGTTCAAGGTATAATGCCCGACGCTAACTTCTTTAACACTAAAGCTGGTAAAGGCTTATTAGAAGCGTTTAAAGGTAATTTATCTAAAGCAGCTAACGCAAAAGCTATAAAAGAAGTAAGTAAACAATTTGCTAACAATCTTATTGGAGAAATTGGTGAAGAAGAAATGGAACTACTTCTTACAGACATGGCTAAGCTTACTGTAGGCTTATCAAATGAAACTGGTTTTTTAGATCTTCAAACTCAGTTTGAAACAGTAATGGGTACTATTATATTATCTGGATCAACCTCTGTTGCTACTTCTACTGTAGGTGGCGGTTATGCTAATATACAAAAACAAGTATACACGGAAATGAGAGCCAACGTCAATGGCGTTATGGAGAGCTTAAAAGCAAATAAAGAATATTCAGAAAACATATACAATAGAGCTAAAGCTGCTGGTAAAACAGAGCTTATGAATAGAGCTAAGCAAGATATGGATGCTGCGGATAAAGCGCTTCAACATGGTAATGATATAAAAAATGCTATAACTTTAGGCGGTGAGTTTGTTACCGACGCTGAAATAAACTTATACATAGAAAAACAAAAATTACTTGATGCTAAGAAAGGCATGGGTGATAGTTCTACTGCTACAATAGAGATGACAGGGGCAGACGGTGCTGAGTATACATTTACTGGGGACTTACAGGGTATTAACGAAAGAATCTCTCAAATTGACGGTGAGATTACCTCAGGTCAAGTGGCTCAAAACAAAGATGAGATATCAAGAAAAACAACTGAAGCATCTGAGAAAACAGCTAAAAAGCTAGGTATTGACACGAATACTTATGAAGACGATGAAGACTTAACTGTAGAAAACGCTAAAACAGCTGATCAAAAAGTTAAAGATAGAATAGCTGAAATAAACGCTGCCTTGCCTACTAGAAATAAAGGTAAAAAAGAAGATGAACAAGATAAAGAAGTTAGCGTAAAAAGAGTAGGTGACAATGGTTTTGTAGTTCAATACAAAGATGGTACGCAAGAGATAATAATAAACAAAACAAAATCAGAAAAAAACAGCGAAACTACAGTTGCTCAACACGAGATACTACATGCTGTTTTAAACGAGACTTTAATGAAAAATCCTAAAGCAGCTCAAGCTATGGCTGGAGTTCTAAAGGATCAAGTTGATAACATGATAGCTAGAGGTTACGACCCTAGTTCCTACTTATCTGCAAAGCTACAAGCTTACAAGAACAACTCAGCAGATGTTCAAGCAGAGGAATTACTTACTTTCTTTTCAGACGGTATGGCTCAAGGTTTTATAGGTTTTGAAGAAAACTTATTTACTAAACTAAAAGACACGTTAAGACAAACCTTTCAAAACTTAGGTATAAAAGGCATAGAGTTTAACACCGGTCAAGATGTTTATAATTTCTTAAAAGATTATAATAAATCTATGGCTAGTGGCAAAGGCATTAGAGGGTCTATATTAAACGTAGCTAAAAAAGGTGCTAAAGGTAGTTTAGTTAATGGTCTAGGCGCTCAAACAGCTTTGGAAAGAAACGTTAACCAAACTTTTAATACAAAAGCTAAAGGCTATGGTAGCGCTATTGTAAACTTTTACACGCCTTACATTAAACAAGCAATATTTGGAAGCAATAAAAGTCTTTATGGTAACAAAGCGTTAGTTGGTGAAGTTAGAGGTTTTCAAGCTAAAATACTTGACATAGTAAAAAACCATAACAAATATGATCCTATATCTCTTACAGATAAAATAGGTAGATTGTTTGGGCCAACTGGAACTAGTGAAAACACTAAGAGTTCTAAAGATTTATATAGCACTACTGAAATGATAATGGGTCTAGATGAATCTATGAGTGAAGATCAAAGAATTGATCACATGAGTGATATGTCTGAATCTCAAAAAACTAGACTAGGTCAACTCGTGGGTTACGAGTACACTAATGAAGTAAAAAGAAGACTAAGAAAGTTTAGTAAAATACCTGGCTTTAAAGCTGTTGAGGAAAGTATATTGGCTGACATAACATATGGAACGACTAAGACGGGTAAAAGCGGAAGAGAAGTAAAAGTTCAAGGTATTGTTGGTATTGTAGAAAGATACAGTGGATCTATAGAGCTTAACAGGTGGATAAATGGTCAACTAGATAATAAGATACAAGGTATAGTTGAAAGCTATAACTTAGGTAAAGAAGTTGATGGATTTAGTGAAAAAAGTGGTAAATCACCTACTATTAAAAAAGGTAAGTATACTAACATAATAAAAACAAACGCTGTACCTAGTTTTGCTGTAAAGAAACTAAAAGAAACTGTAATAAAAGTTGTTAGAGTTTTAAAAACCTCTGTATTTAAACAAACTTCTAAAAACGTTACAATAGCGCCTTGGGTTAGAGAGTTTAAAAAAGAAATAGGTAATCAAAATGATATAGTATTTAAAGAGTTAATGGGTGGTTTAAAAAACAACAAGTTTTCTAACTACTTATTAAAGAACAAAAAAACTATATTAGAAAATATGACTACCACTTGGTTGGGCACTGCAATACCTATAGCTGTTCAAAAGAAAGTAGATGGTAAGTGGACAACTGAGTGGCAAGGTAGAAAGATTGATTTTGAGTCTAGCGCTGAAACAGGTAGAACATCTGGTTTAGAGATGGTTAAAAGAAACATTAATATATCAGACAAACAGTTTTTATCTTACTTTGGTGAGGTTGTTGGTCCAGATGGTAATCTTTCATTGAAATCTTTAACAAGAGGTAGAAAAGAATCTTTAGCTAAAGCTATGGCAGAAGAGACTGGTTTAGAAATGATAGCTAATGACAACGAGGTTTTTAGTGAGTTAAACAAAAACCAAGAAATAGTAAACGTTGCCTCAGCATCTATAGATATATTAGATATAGGTAGAGATATAGAAAGAGGTAATTCTAAGTCAAACAAATCAGCAGCAGTTGTTCAAGAGGCTTTATTAAACATGATGGATCAAGCTATAGTAAATGGTGGTAGTTCAGATGCTTATTTAATGTACAAGTCAGAGCAACCTAATGACATACAAGCTTATGCTGATGAAATTGGTTTAGGTACTTATTTTGATGAAGGTAAAACTGGATTTAAAAAACCTTTGATAGAGTGGAAAGACATGCCTGTGTTATTTGGCCCTGCAGTTGAAACTTATAAAAAATCTATAACTAACAAAAATCAAGAGGCTTCAATGGAGCAGTTAGCTAAGTTCTCAAGTGCTTTAATAGACATATTACCTCCAGAGTTAGTGGACGCTGTAGGTGATGACATGTTTAGTATAACATATAGTTATTTAGATGGCGCTAAGAAGAAGGCTGATGGAAAACCAGGAAAGTATTATGATCTAGCTAAAAAAAGAAAAGCAAAAGGAGATCAAGATTCTGATACACAACTATCTTTTAACCCTTCTGATATAAGAATATTCAACTCTGCTAGTGGTGTAATGAAGCAGATAACTACTATATTAAAGAAAAATAAAACAGCAGCAGAAAAACAAGCTGAGATTGAAGATAAATTTGGTGACATTATAGCTAAAGCTGAAGTAGCAAACATAGAAGCTTTAAAATATATAATGAACAAAGCTACTGAGCTTATAGCCAAGAACCCTTCATTAGCTCCTGGTTTTATGAGATGGTTAGAATCATCAACAAGTAATGTAAAAGCTCAAAGAGGTTTAACTAGATTACCGTTAATACAATATGTAGATGGTTCTATGGAGGCTGATGAAAATCATATATTTTACGCTCAAGCTAGAGAGTTTGCTATAGATAGATCTACTAAGATGTATGAAAAGCAAACAGCTAAGTTTAAGAGAGAAAATACTTTAGATGAGTTTATAAACCAAAGATTAGAAAAACACCCACCAGAGAAACACTTAAAGTTTAAAGGAGAGCACGTAGACCCTGCTGCTAACGTTATGTTGGACTTAGCTAAAGTAGCTTTAAAAACAGCAGCTACAATACACAGAATGGGTTTAGCTAATAAACCTAAACAACTACACGCTATAAATACTTTTGCTGAGCTAGAAATGGATAAAATACTCTCTAGCTACAATCAAACGCTTGGCGCAGAGTTGTTTTCAGCTATTCAAGATGACGCATTAGGTACTACTTCTAAACTAGGTGACTTTAGAGGTCTAACGGTTGATCCAGATTCTTATAACACTTTCTTGACATCAGAAGGCCTACAGGCTATAGAGTATATAAAAAGGCAAAACCTATCTATAGATTTTATAAATAAAATCATAAGCAAGACAAATGTAGAAAATTACATAAATAATCAAAATAGGGCTGATGCCTTAAACGCTGCGCTTGATCCAAACAAAGACACTAAGGGTATTTCTGTTTTTGATTTTGATGATACTTTGGCTCAGACCAAGTCTAACGTGCTATACACGCTGCTTGATGGCACTACTGGAAAAATAGACGCTACACAGTTCGCTGCTCAATCTACTGACTTAGAGTCAAAAGGCGCTAAGTTTGATTTTAGCGAATTTAGTCAAGTTATAGATGGTAAAAAAGGACCGTTGGCTGATCTTGCTTTAAAGCGTCAAGGCAAGTTTGGGACTGGTGATATATTTGTTCTAACTGCTAGACCTCAAGCTTCTGATGTGGCTATTCAAAAGTTTTTAAAAGAAATAGGTTTAGATATTAAAATAGAAAACATAACAGGTTTAGCTGACGGTAATGCTCAAGCAAAAGCTGACTGGATAATAGGTAAAGCAGCTGATGGTTATAATGATTTCTATTTTGCTGATGATGCTATTAAAAACGTAAAAGCTGTTAAAGACGCTCTTAGCGTTTTAGACGTAAAAGGAGATGTTCAACTTGCTATTGTAAAATCAAACAAAAGCCGTAGTCAAGAGTTTAACGAAATGTTAGAAGCTAGGACAGGTATTAATGCTGTTAAAACTTTTTCTAAGTCTAAAGGCGAAATGGTAGGTAGAAACAAAGGTAGATTTAGATATTTTTTACCGCCATCAGCAGAAGATTTTATGGGTATGATGTATGACTTTTTAGGTAAAGGAAAAAAAGGTGATGCGGATAAAAAGTGGATAGAAGACAATTTAATGAAACCTTATTCAAGAGGTGTTGCTAACATTGAAAGAGCTAAACAAGCTATTCAAACGTCTTACAATGCTTTAAGGTCAGAGTTTAAAGATGTTAAAAAGAAATTAGGAAAACAAATACCAAACATAGGCTACACTTATGATCAAGCTGTTAGGGCTTATTTGTATACTAAAGCTGGTCATAAAATACCTGGACTATCTAAAACAGATTTAAACGAACTGCTTAGTATAGTTAATGGAGATCAGAGACTTAAGTTGTTTGCTGACAGTGTTGGATTAATATCAAACCAAAAACAAGGTTACACTTCACCCGGTGAATACTGGCTAACAGGTAGTATTGCTAGTGACTTAAACAACATAACTGAAAAAATAGGTAGAAAAGAGTTTATAAAAGAATTTATAGAAAACTCAAAAGAAATATTTAGCGAAGAAAATTTAAACAAAATAGAAGCAGCGTACGGTAAAAACTTTAGAGAGTCTTTAGAAGACATACTTTATAGAATGGAAAACGGTACTAACAGGACATTTGGTAAAAATAAATTAGTAAACAAGTGGAGTAATTGGTTAAACAATTCTGTAGGAGCTATAATGTTTTTTAACATGAGATCTGCTTTACTACAAACTTTGTCTACTGTAAACTTTATAAACTGGACAGACAACAATCCTGCTAAAGCCGCGTTAGCGTTTGCAAACCAACCTCAATACTGGAAAGACTTTGCAACTATATTTAATTCTGATAAACTAAAACAAAGACGTAAAGGATTAAAAACAGATGTAAACGAAGCTGAACTGGCAAACGCAATGGCTGGTAGTAAAAACAAAGCACAAGCTGCGTTTCAGTACTTATTAAAAATAGGTTTTACTCCAACTCAAATAGCAGATAGTTTTGCAATTGCTTCTGGTGGTGCAACAATGTACAGGAACAGAATAAAAACATACATGAAACAAGGCATGGATCAAAAACAAGCTGAAGACAAAGCTTGGGAAGATTTTTCTATGTTAGCTGAAGAAACACAGCAGTCATCTGATCCTTCTTTAATATCAGCACAACAAGCTGGTCCTTTAGGTAGATTTGTTTTGGCTTTCCAAAATACACCTATGCAGTACAATAGGCTTATAAAAAAGGCGGCTAGAGATTTAATAAACGGTAGAGGAGACTGGAAAACTAATGTTTCTAAAATAGCTTACTATGGAGCAATACAAAACTTTATATTCTCCGCTATGCAGAAAGCTTTATTTAGCATGTTGTTTGAAGATGAAGAAGAACGATGTGAAGGTTTAGAAGGTAAGAAACTTGAGGCGTGTCAAAATAAAGAGTGGAAAGTAGATATTGGTAATAGTATGGCAGACAGTATTCTTAGAGGTAGTGGACTTTATGGTGCTGTAGGAGCAACGCTTAAAAATGCTATAAGACAATTTAGAAAACAAGAAAAGAAAGGATTTACAGCTGATCACACTTACACTATACTAGAATTAGTTAACTTATCACCACCGTTAGGTTCTAAGCTTAGAAAAGTATATAACGCAATACAAACCTACAGGTTTGAAAAAGATGTTATAAAAGAAAGAGGTTTAGCGTTAGATAGCCCATCTTGGTCCGTAATAGGTAATCTAGTGAGTGGTGGTACAAACGTGCCTTTAGATAGACTAGTTAAAAAATTTAACAACATAAAAGCAGCTCTTGATGAAAGAAACGCTATATGGAAAAGAGCTTTCTTTGCTTTTGGTTGGAACACTTGGGACTTAGGTGCAGAACCAAACGAAACACATGAGCAGATCAAAACAGATGCTAAAGCTAAAAGAAAAGAGCAAGGTAAAATAAAAGCAAAAGAAACTAGAGATCTTAAAAAAATAGAAAAAGCTAGAGTACTAGCTGAGATGGATCCTTTGGAAAGAGCTAAGTTAGAAGCTGAAGAAAAAAAGAAAAGATCTGACGCTGCTAAAAAAGGTGCTGCAACTAGAAAAGAAAACAAGAGAATAAAAGACTCTATAACTAGGTCTACAATTTTACAAAGAAATAGAAAATTAATAGAAGAATATAACAAAAAGAAAAAACAATGAAAAACCTTTTAATTACTTTATTCACTTTGTTAACAGTGGTTGTTAACTCTCAAACTCCAGAAGCTTTAGGTAAGACTAGTTTTTTCAAAGATCTTTATGAAGACTTTGTAAAATACGGAACTGTATATTGGGCTGGAGATGTTAATAATTCTATTGAAGCAAGAGAGCAAACGTTTTTTGTTAGAACAGGAGAAGGTGGTAGTTTATACGATGTACCTATTGTAGTAGATAATACTCCGGATTATGCTTTTGATTATAGGCTTGGTTTTGGTATTAGAAAACTAGCTAGGTTTAGTTATGAAAGAAAACCTAAAAACTTTTATGATGGCACAGAAGAACAATTAGCATTTAGAGCACCTACATCTGCTTTGACAGGTTTAGAATATCAAGTTCATTTTGAGAAAGAAAGATGGAGAGGAGAATTATTTCAAAACCATAACATATTTTTTAAACACACAGGCAAATACCATATAGCTAAAATTGAATCAAGGGAAGTTGCTAAAATAAATTTAAAATATCAATCAGCAGAATTAAGAGCTAGATTACCTATAGGTGATAAGTTTAGTATATCAGCTGGAGCTATATATAGAACACATGATAGACCTTATGGGTATAACCCAATAGAGATATGGTTAAATGAAACGCAAACTTTTGATGATGGTAATGGTAATACTTTTGATTTTCCTTTAAACACTTGGTATACCTTAGGTTTTGAATATGGTTACACAGATCACTACACAACATACACAGACGCTAATACTGGAGAGCAAACTACTGATTGGATATGGAAAAATGAAAACGGAGAGATAGTAGCTTATACAGATCTTGAGTTTAGAGAAAATGTTTTTACACAGTTAATGAATAGATACAATGGAGAGCAATGGGATTTATTAGATGCTTTTGGAGAAATAGCACCTATTGTTGGAGCTGACTACTATCACAACAAAGGTAAGTTTTGGCTTCATGCTTATGCTAATTATATATTACCTAATCACAAATACATACAGGGTGACACTGAAGTTTCTTATTTAAATAGAAATAATTGGGGCCTTGGTGGTTTAAGGCAAGATGCAGAGCCAGAACAATGGGAAGACTATTCTGCTGGTTTAAGCATCGGTTGGAAACTAAACAAAAACCTAGGCATATTCGCTGAGGGAGAATATAGTAAAATGTGGGATAGTGAATTATTTCAAACTACATTTGGCGTAAACTTTACATTTAAATAAGATATGAGTGCACCACAAATAGGAGAGGGAACAAAAGTTACATTAGACTTAAAAACTTTAGGAATCATAATTGGAGGCGTAATATCGCTGTCAAGTATGTACTTTGTTTTACAATCTGATATAGCTTTAGCTATGGAAATGCCAAAACCAGCAATTGAGAGAATTGAATATGATTTAAAAGATGAATTAATTCGACAAACAATAATGGATACACAAGAAGATGTAGAATCTATACTAGACAAGTTAGATAAGCTAGAAGAAAGAATTTACGAAATTAAAAAAACACAATAATGAAAAACTTTATTTTAATTTTATTTACTACAGTTTGCTTTAGTCAATCAGATGTTCCTTCGGAATACTGGTTAAATGACAAAAGCTTTGAAGACACAGTTATTGGTTCTGCTTTTGACGACAGCGAAAGTGAAACTATATTAGTAGAATTTTGGGCTGAGTTTAACGCTGAGAATTGTTTTGCTGATTGGAACAAGATTGAAAACGCTACTTATTACAGGGTAAACATAGCTGATTCGCCAAAGGCTAAGAAACAATACAGAGTACGTATGGCACCTACTCTTATATTATTTAAAAACGGAGAAAAACAAGCCGTGTTTAAAGCTGGCCTAGACCTTCTTCTGCCAACAGATTTAAAAGAAGTACAAGAAACTATAAACGAGATTAACAAAGCAAATAAATTTTAAAATTATGTGGAAATTAACAAAAGAGTATTGGAAAGACGTATGGGTTTTACTATGGAGTAAAACTAGTGTAGATGAAAAAGCTATCGCTACAGTAAAAGAGATTAAGAAAAGATATAAACTTACAGCTCAAGAGTTGGCAGATGTTGCTAAAGCTATAAAAGAAGTTGGCAATCAACTAGGTGATATTGATAACGCTATAAAAGGTAAAGCAAGAAAAGGTAGAAAAAAAGATTAATGGAAAAAATAAGCAAACACGTAAGCAACAAGGAAGGTGTGTATAGCAAGACAGCGGAGAGACGTGGTATAGATAATACACCTACTGAAGAGCATTTAGCCACAATGAAAGTTACTGCTGAAAAATTGTTTGAACCTCTTAGAGAGCACGTAGGAGCTCCTGTTAAGATAAATTCATTCTATCGTGGACCTAAACTTAACAAAGCTATAGGTGGCGCTAAAAGATCACAGCATATGAGTGGGCAAGCAATGGATATTGATGACACTTTTGGTCATATGTCTAACGCAGACATGTATCATTGGATAAAAGAAAATTTAAATTTTGATCAATTAATATGGGAATTTGGAACAGATAAAAATCCAAACTGGCTACATGTTAGTTATGTAAACGACGAAGACAATAGAAACAGATGCTTAGAAGCATATAAATCAAACGGTAAAACAAAATACAAAGTAATATGAATGAATTAATTCAAGGCGCAGGATCTTCTGCTAAAAGATTTGTAAATCTAGAAGACCCTATGCAAGAAAAATCTAAAGCAGGATCAGGTCTAGATAAAAAAGTTCAAGGTTCTAAGGATCAAAATAATCCTAATAATCCATTACAAATGAGAAAAGCATCACCATGTAAGCAAGGCGATTCTTGCTGGGAAGGGTATAAAGCCCAAGGAAAGAAAAAGTCTCCATCAGGTAAAAAAACATCTGGAGGAAGTATAAAAATGGTAAACAACTGTGTACCTATAACTAAAAAAGCAAGCGGTAAATAAAAAAAGGGAGGTTAACTAGACCTCCCAATTTTAACTAACTAACTAACTAACTAACCATCACACGCAGCGCAGTCTTCATTCATTGCCTGCTGTGCAATATCTCCACGTAAGACAGATTCTGTCCTCGTATAATATAAGGTTTTAACACCTTTTTTCCATGCATTAAAATGTACTTTGTTTATCCACTTTGGCGTTGCCTCAGAAGGAAAAGCTAAGTTCAAACTAACAGACTGATCTACATATTGCTGTCTCAGTCCAGCCTGATTAACTAATTCTAGCTGATTAATTTCCTTAAAAGTTTTAAATACCTCCTTTGCGGAGATGTCGTGGCCCACAGTAACATCATTAAGCTGATCAATGTCTTGGACAGAGCCACCGTCAGCCAAGATCTTATTCCATATTTCTTCATTGTTTATTTTATGTTTTCTTAATAATTTAACTAACGTAGGGTTTTTACGTATAAACGTTCCTTTAGCTGATTGCTCTGTAAATACATTAGCGGCCCAAGGTTCTATTCCCGCCGAGACATTGCCACTGAGCTTACTATTGCTAACAGTGGGAGCAACAGCACGAAGATGAGTATTACGCATGCCAGTGCCAACACACCATAAAGGTTCACCATAAGTTTCCGCAAGTGCCATGCTAGCTCTTTCACTTTCAATTTTAATTTGACTAAATATTTTCCTAGTTTCAAACTGAGCAAGTAAACCTTCGAACGGGATACCTTTTTCTTGTAGGTACGTGTGCCAGCCCAAAACTCCCAAGCCAAGAGCTCTTCCTTTCGTAGCAGACCTAACCGCGTTTTCAAATCCTCGTAAGCCTTTAGCTCTTTGTATAAACTCTTCCATGACTCCGTCAAGGAACCATATACTGTCGTAAATAAGGTTTGTACCTTTCCACTCTTCATATTTTGCTAGATTTAATGACGATAAACAACATACAAAACTATGGCTCTCATCTGTGTGTAATGTAATCTCTGAACATATGTTTGTCATATGTACTTTTAATCCATTTTCTTTATAAGCTTTTGGATTGTTTTTGTTAACATTTCCTTTAAACATAATATACGGTTCTCCAGTTGCTTTTCGTTTTCTAAGTAATTTACTCCACTTAGTTCTAGCTTCTGCATCTCCTTGTTCAAGCTTGCGCATAAATTTATCGCCAACAACTGCGCACTGATGTAAGTTAAGTGACTGTCTGTTAACATCTCCCTTAGGTTCTCTAATTTCAAGCCAGTCTTCAAAATCTTCGTGCTCAATATTAATATTAACTGATGCAGCTCCTCGTCTAACAGATCCTTGATTTGTGGCAAGGATTGTTGAATCGTATATTTTACAAAAAGGTACGACTCCGTCTGATGTTCCATTTCCTGTAATTCTAGCGCCAGCGGGTCTTATTTGATTAATACCGATACCTACTCCACCGCCGTGCTTAGCGAGTAGCATCATCTCTAAATTCTTTTGTCCTATATCCTGTATTGAATCAGCTACATCTATACCAAAACAGCTAATAGGCAACCCACGATCAGTACCTGTGTTAGATAGTACAGGGCTAGCAAGACACAGCCAACCGTTCCAGATATACTCGAAGAATGTTTCTGCCATTTCTGGTTTGAATAATCTACGAGCAACTGTTTTAGCGACTCTTTGGTATGCTTCTTTAGGTGTTTCTCCGTCAAATAAATATCCCCCGGATATAGTCTTCTTGTATACGTCTGTATTACCCCACGAAGGGTAATCTTCTCCTTTAATCCATTCATTATTCCACATATTTAATTTATTAATAAGGGTTCTTTTTTATACTCTCTATTGTTTTTTATTGTAAATTTATCACTCATGTGAAATAGGCCGTCTTTTTTCCATGTACCCGACCATTGATCTGCTTTAGGCCCCCACCTATCATGTGACTTGGCAAACTTCCAAACTCTAGATCCATTGCCTCTTATCTTCTCTAGCGACTTAACCCAGTACATATCAAAAGGTCCTAGTTTTCTAGCTTTGTTCATAAGTTCAGGTAATTGTTTATCTCTTTTACCTGTAATACATATATCTATATCTGTGGTCTTCCAACCTTCTAGTATTCCACCTACTAAGTACAATTTGTAATGTAACCAGTCTAATTTTAAAAGCTCTTTTAAAAACTTACTGTAAATAACATCGTTAGTTCCTTCCATGTAAGGAATAAACATAAAACTACCATCTAGGTTTCTAATTACTCCATCTTTCTCTATGTTGTAATCATCTTCGTTAAAAACTTTTATCATACTAAAAAATGTTTTATCCAAGCTATTAAACCGTTTATGTTTAAAGCTACTAAGTTCCATTGTTTTCTTGCTGAGGTTTGAACAACAACACATATGAACCCTACTATAAATAGCATAGGTTCAAGTGTCCATTGTCCGGCTATTAGGAATCCTGCTCCAAAATAACCTATTCTAGTAGAAAGTCTTTCACTCCAAGTCAAGCGTCTTTGCCTCACTAGATTCTTTGCTAGCTTCAGCTTTAAGCTTTTCCAATGCTTTGTCATATTCTTTAAAATTTTGGATTGTTTTTAATGTGCCAACCGCTAGCTCTCTTAAATGATTTTGCTCTTGAGCAATTTGATTTAATAGTTTAGCTACTTGCATTAGCCTTTGTTCCATTTGTATTAGTTTACTTTCTTTCATTTTTTTTATTGTTGCGAGGTTTTACAATAGGTTTAACACTTGGCACATAAGGCTTAACAACAATTGGTGGCTTTGGTGGATTAACCGGTTTAATGTTTGGTTTTACACCAGGTTTTGGCCTATTGTAGTTGTATCCTTGATTGTAGTTTGGAATAGGATATGAATTGTAGTTCCAGTTTTGCCAGTTTCCTCTGTATTGATATCTAAAAGGATCACGGTCTATTAACTCTCTTATTCTTCTATCAAGCACTCTAAACTTAAAGTCCCTTACTGGTACAGCTAAAGTATCTCCCTTCTCTGTTATTGTTAATATACTTTTAATCCTATAATCTGTTGAAATATTATACGTGCTACCACAAGATGTAAACACTAGTGTTAACGCAGTAATTATTAATTTTTTCATATTTTTATTTTAGTTGTTCTTTATCTTTAACAAAATCTCTCATACCGTTCCAATTAAGATCGTTGTATATGTCCTCTTCTGTTATGTGTATTTTACCAGACGTCTTCAAAGTCTTCGCCTTCACCAGCTTTCGAATAATCCGTTGGCCGAATTGCGAAAAAATCAGTATGAGTGACCCCGCCGGTAAGATGATAGAACCAATCAAGATTGCCTGCTGCGGTGGTGTCATAAGCAAAATACGATCCCAAGTCAACGTAACCCAATTCCACAAGTTTTTCATTTGTTCTCTTTTTTATAAATTGTTTTAAGTCATAAGATTTAATGCCTTCAATGTCACCCATTTCAAACATCTTATCTATATATTTTTCTTCAAGTTCAACCATTGTTTTGGCTGCTGTTATAACGTCTTCTCTACATTCACTTAACAAGCTAGAGTCTTCTTCACACATGTGTCTGAATAACTGACAACCCATTTTACTATGTAGAGATTCATCTCTTACTGACCATTTCATTTGTTGCCCAATACCTTTGAGTAAATTACGAAGCTGAAAACTATACAGCACTGCAAAAGCACTATATAAGCTAACTCCTTCAGCGAAGGCTGAAAATACAGCCAAGCTTTTACCAATACCGACACTATTATTACCGTCGTAAGCAACCAAATTATCGAATCTGTCAGCCGTTGCCGGCTCATGAAGGAATGCCTCATAGTCTTCTAGTTTTAAAGTTTCATTTAAATAACTGTACGCTACAGCATGCACGGTTTCCTGTGACCCGAACATCATGGCCATTTGTTTTATTTCGTGTTTAGGAAACCACGATACAACGTTCTGGGTCCAATAGTCTGATACCGCGCATTCCGTTTGTGCGAATCCAAGAAGTATGTTCCCAACGAGGTGCTTTTCTTTTTCTGTAAGTTTTTCATTCCAATCTTTTATATCGCTCTGCATTGAGATTTCAGTGTGTAACCAAAATGCTTGAGCTTGTTTTAACCAACCTTCTGTATAGTACTCAGGATATTCAAATGGTTTGTACGCTATGCGCTCATCAAATAATCCCATTATTTAAAAATCTCTAAGGCTATGTCTACGAAAGGTATGTATAGCACATGAGTGACTTGAGTGTCTTCGTCGTAAGTTCTAGCTCCTATTAAAATACCTGGGTAAGTTCCTAGACTTAAACTCCAGTTTCTTTTTTCTTTCATATTTTATATTCTTTGCATTGTTTAATTAAATCATTATACCTTATTCTTCCAAACTGTTCCCATTTCCATTTCCACCATTTATCAAACTGCCTTTCTCCGTATTTTTGTCTAGCTATTCTTTTAGCTTGGCTAGGATCAATCTTACTGTCTCGTCGCATTCTTTATGATTTTGAGGTTTATACAACGTAAGTGGTCCTAACCTTCTTTCGGTTATAAGCTTTTTAAATAGCTTCCATCTAAGTGGAAACGATTCGTTAGCTCTACCTTTAGTTTCGATTATAAAACCCTTACCTACAAAGTCTGGTGTATATTTTATATTAAGTATTTTTTTATTGCCTCTGTTTTTGTATTCTCCTTTACCGTTACCACATCTTTCGTATGATTCAAAAGGAAATTCAAAAGCTTCTGACAATTCAAAAGTTTGACCTTCATATAAAGACGTTATTTTAGCTTTTCTCAAAGCCATATACATATAACGCTCAAGCCCAGAGGCGAAGTTGATACCATCATATGATATCTTCTTCGACTGTACAGGACCTTTTTTTCTTTTAAATGTTTTTTTCATAAGCTTCTGCTCTATTAAACATAACCTCTTCAACCTCGTCGGTTAAACAGCGTCTTGCTGCTTCTATGTATAACAAAGCATCCATTAGTTCTTCTTGTACATCAACTAAGAAACGATCAAGATCTTTTTCTTCACCTTCAATCTCTTCCATCATAGTTGCTCCGTACTTTTTCTGACCTATTAAGCTACGTTCGTCCATCTTTCTTAAGACTTGTTGAACTATTTTATCTTCTGTTTTTATTTTCATTATTTATCTTTTACAAATGTTCCATTAACCATTTTACCTGTTCTCTGACTTATCTCACCGTAAGCATTGTCAATACATTGTTCTATGTCCATACCTGTCTGATGAGCTAGATTAGTAAGCACTACAACCATATCGCCAATAGCATCCCATATTTCGTGGTCATCTTCTTTTAATAGAGCCTCAGCTAGTTCACCAGCCTCCTCCATAAGCTTAACGTATTGTGTATGAGTATTACCTTTGTCGTATATACCTCTAGTAGCCGCCCAGTCTCTTATAAGATCAAATCTCTCACAATCTAAATTATATTTGACACATTTGTCAGGACTATCTTTAGGATTAAAAAATGCTTCATAAAAAGCTTTGTTATAAATGTAAGATCTACCTTCATTAAACATAGATGTTTTTACATTTGCCATTATCCAAGGTATATAGTCGTTTGATATCTCAAATTTACCATGAGTTGTTTCCCATGTCATACCTACGTTGTCCATTAGCCGGCCTTTTAATTTATTTACTGGGCAGTCAAATGTTGATGTTTGCTCTGTTGCATTTATTTTCATTTTATTAAATTTTAGATTTTTATATTTTTTTAAATCAACCTTATAGCCATAAGACTTTTGAAGTTCTATTTCACGGTCTGATATATAATCTATATCGTCTGACTGTTCAAGAACCTCATACTCTCCCTCCTTATAACCTTGTATAAGGGTAACTCTGTTATTAAGATTACGTGTTACTCCGATTTTTTTACCTGGTATGTGGTATAAATAGTACATATTTTAAAGTTTATCGTTATACAAATGCATGTTGTGTGCGTGATGGTAATACCAACCGACGTCAATAGACAGTCTGTCTGCAATCATTTTTTGTAATGATGAAAATTGATACTGATCATTACAGAAACCGTACCAGATGTCATTAGAACGCATATAGACAGACATACAAAGCTTATTGTTTAGAATTGTAAACTGAACCGCGTAAGTACAAGGAGTATCCTTAGCGTACTTATCAAATTCTTTAGCATCGTATATACTTATAGCTGCGTGTCTAGTATTTGGGTTATCTTTTAGTTTGCCTATCACGTAATCAATTTGATTATTACGCTGCCATTGATATCCGTAGTTACTATTTACGTCTCCATTACTATCGGCCATCTTTTCCCATATTGGCGGTATCTTACCATATAGTTCTCCTAGCTTTTTTATGTTACGATCACCTGATAAATACCACTGCCATTCAGCTTCAGCATATTCATGACTCCATTTTCTATATTTGTTTTTAATATGATTGTCTAGCGGATCTTCAATTGTAAAGCCTACATTAAACAGAGCTTTAGTGTTATCAAAATCCACACCTTCAACTCTTAGTTCGTGCAATATACAATTAAACGCTTCGTTTGCTGTTATAAATTTACTTCTCATATTTCTTGTAATAGTATTTATAAAACTTCCAGATCTCTTGCCATATTTGGTCTTTAACATATACGTAGGGAGATCTATTTTTTTTATTGTTTATTTCTATATCTATATACCACTCATAAGTACTTTTTGCCATTGGTGATATTTTAATATTGTTTGCTATACACCATTGCATCGCGTCAAAGTCCTTCTGTGTAGGCATATATTTACCCATGTTTATCTTACTTTTTGAAGCCATCTATTCCCAAGGCATTGCCTCGTTGTTTATAGCTATAGGCTCGTGAGGTATAAAACAACCTGACTTTGGTTCCCATTTAAAATGAGCTTCAGCGCCATTCTCACCAAGATTTTGGAACTTAACTTTTAAGACTTTAGCCTTAACTGTTTTAGCTTCATAATCTCTATGAACTAGTATACCGTGATAACTAGCATCATACCATTCACCACCACCTTTAATATTATACATAGTTGGTTCTTCCATTTTACCATCTTTGTCTTTATACATTTTAGTTGGGTGAGCAACCACAAATACTAACACATCAAACTTTTTAGCAAAGACTTCAATCTTTGTTAGATACTCCATTGTATACCTGTTAACGTCTTCGGTCTTACAGTCTACGTCTCTAACCTTGTTAAAAGGATCTATGACTAGACATTTAATACCTTTACGTTTAACTAGCTCAGCACCTTTTCTAAGTACTGACTCAAGAGTATAACGCTCCATATCAATATGAAAATAGTTACTATTACAATGATCTGCTACTTGATTCCATTTGTCTCCGTGTATATCCTCAGCTCTTGGCATACCTTCCCAGGTTTTACGCATTAATTTATGAGCGTGAAGATAAGTTGGTTGATTTTCTGGCGAAGCAAACGCTGTTTTCCATCCGTAGTTACGATTATATCCGACAACCATTTGATCGACGAAATCGCTTTTACCGGAACTAGGAATACCAGTAACAGTAATGAATTGACCAGTGTATGTTGAAAAGATTTCATCAAAATTAGACAACCCAACTTGAAATCCTTTTTTAAAGCCATTGCGAACAAAGTCCGTGACTTCATCTTCAATATCCCTGAACGTTGTAACATTCTCAAGCGGTACTGGTCTTGCTCCTGAAATACGCTCTGATAATTTTTCTTTTCCATACTTTTGTAAATATTCATTAGCATCTTTACAATCATCAAACGACGCTAGGTAACAAACTTCAGCTCCAAGCCTACGGACTAATTCTGATTGTAATGCTTGACCTGCTTCATCTGAATCAACTGCTAATATTACTTTTTCTTTATCTTCAAAATAATCTATACAATTATCAAGATAATCAAGGTTGTTAGAATTTAATGTAGCTCCATTAGGAACTGATACAACATTTGGTATACCAGCTTCGTGTAAAG